TGACAAGGGGGCCTTCTGCCCATATATTGCGCGCCGCCTGCCGAGGTGGCGGAATTGGTAGACGCACTAGTTTCAGGTACTAGCGGGGATAACCCGTGGAGGTTCGAGTCCTCTCCTCGGCACCAACACAGCAGCAGAATCAGCAACTTAGGCGGCTCTGACGTAATTTTGCCGGAGTGCCAAGACCAAGAAAGCCGCCCTTCGAGGCGGCTTTTGTCGTTCTGGCAGTGCTGGTGTCGGCCTGCTGGCCGCGGCGCGGGTTCTGCATGGCGCGCATGGTAGCGCATCATGCGTCCCGCATTCGTCCCTGCGCCCCCACCCCTTCGCGGGTAGCCTGACCGCATGGATGAGGAGAATCAGCCAGCGCAGGGAATCCGGGGCCTCTGGCGGCGCGTGGTGCGGCATCCGAATATGCCGCCGTTCGCCTTCCTCGCCCTATCCCTGACCGCACTCCACACCGGCCACCTGTTCACCTTCATGGTCCTGCTGCTGGTGGCCTACCACTGGTGGCTAATCGCCGGAGAGAACTAGGTCGCGGTACTGGCGGTTGAAGTCCTGGTAGATGGCTTCCTGCCTGTCCTCGAGCCGCTGGATCTGCGCGCGCTTCTGCGACTCGGCCATGGTCCGCTGCTTGATGCTGTCGATCTGCTTGCGCAGGCCGGCCAAGCGCTTCTCGGCGATCTTGTACTCGCGCAGCAGCTTGCCTTCGTCGGACTGGCGGATCTGCTGCACCTTCTTGATGTCCCGGCCCTCGCGGGCCAGGTCCATCTCCTGCTCCAGGTAGCGGAGCTTGTCGCGCCGGTCGTAGAACAGATCGCGGGACTGGCTGGCGCGCGGCGTGCCGTAGAGCTTGCCCAGGAAGGGCACCTCGTAGGCGTTGATGTCCTCCTCGCCCTGCATGGCCTGGTAGGTCTTGCGCGGCAGATCCGCCGTCTCGGCCACGAACCGACCGACGCCGCCGGTGGCGAAGTCCCAGACGTGGTCGATGAGCTCGGGCGACAGGTTCACGGCGCCGGGGGTGACCTCGGATCCGCCGGTCGCCATGTTCAGCTGCTCGGTCGCCCAGCGGGACCAACCGCGCGCGCCGCTGAAATGCAGCGTGTAGTTGGGCGGCGGCGGGCCGTAGGGGTCGGCCTCCGGATGGATCGGGATACCCGCGAAGTTCTTGTTCTGGGCCCACTGCACGGCCGGGTCGGCGATGGTCGGGGAGACCAGCTGCAGCGCCGTGGGCGACGCCCCGATGGGGTTGAAGGCGTCGAATACCGACATCACCAGGCCCATCGCTTCCTCGGCCGGGTTGTAGTCGTCGATCTGCCCCATTGAAGCGCTGATCGCGCGCCCGACCTTCTGCCCGGCTACGTTCAGCACGTTGTAGCCGTAGGGCAGCGGGAACTTGATGTAGTCGCCCTCCGGGCCTTTCGCCCAGTCCGGCACCCAATCCGGCATGTCCTCGTTCTGCGGAAGCATGACGATCCAGTTCATCCGCTTCACGTAGTCGGGGATCCGGTCGTAGCGGTTCTCATCGTCCTCGTCGTCGCCGGCGATCATCCGGTTGGCGAGATCGAGGGCGACACCCGTGGCAACGGCCGCGTACATGAAGCGCCGCGCGCGGGGGCTACTGGCCGCCGCCTTGATAATCCGGGCGTTGCCCTGAATGCTGGCGTTGAAGAACAGGTAGAGCGCGTTGAGCGTGTTGCCCTTGTTGCCCTTGCGGTTGAAGTTCACGGTCAAGCCCTTGGCCATTTCGCCGGCGCGCTGACGCGACACCCCATCCTTCCGGGCGTGGATGTAGGCCGAAAGCCGAACGCCGTTCTCGATCGCCGTGTTGGTGTTGCCGACGAAGTCCATCATGTTGCGGCCCTGGCGCTTGGCGAAGTTCCAAGTGCCGGGCTGCTCGCGGTCCAGACGCTTGGTCAGCGACCGGGCCAGATCGCCGACGTTCTCGTAGCCTTCCATCCACCCGGTCTGCGCGCCGTCTTCCAGGAACTCGCCGTAGTAGCGCGCCCATTCGCTGTCGCGCTTGCCCTTCTGGTAGTCGCGGATCGCGCGGTAGCCCTTGCCGGAAAGCGTGTCGCGCATGATCCGGCGCTTGAGATCGGCAGCCTGGGTGTCGTTGAGGTTGATGAAGGCCGTCTGCACGTCGCGCGCGAAGTTCGAGATCAAGAACTCCGGGTTGAGGCTCGTGCTCATGAGCGACAGGTAGCGGTTCAGCCCGTACATAAGCCGCATGACGCTGTTCATCTCCTCGGCGCCGAGGTTCTTGAAGGCCATCGCCATCCGCATGGCATCCACGTTCTCCTCGTTGAACTGGATGTGATGCTCGACGCCGTCCACCTTCACGACGAACACGTTGTCGCGGTTGCGCTGGCTCAGGTCCGGGGCGTTGGTCACCAGGCCTGTCACCGGGTCGAGGTGCCGCTTCGTCATCGGCTGGTCGACGGTCCACAGGTTCGGCGCGGTGTTCTCCTGGGCGAAACGGAGCATGGCCTTGCCGACCTGGTTCTTCTCCGCGCGCTGGATCGTCGAATAGTGGGCCGCCACCACGTTCGCCATGATGTCGCTGGCCGGGCTTTCGCGGCCGAGGCGGCGCTTCGTCGCGCTGCCCCGCGTGTCGAAGCCCTTGCCGGTGCTGGGCATCAGGCTGGCGAGCAGGCTGTCCGACTTGCCGCCGGGCGGACCCTTCATCGGGACGTAGTGGTCGTACTGCTTGGCCCACTGCTCGATCGTCTCGCGCTTCTCCAGGCCCGACTCGACCAGCAGATCGCGCGTGGCCTTGTTCATCGCATCGACGCGCTTGGCGATGGACTGCATCGCCTTCATCTCGCCGGTGCCTTCCAGGGCGTCCATGATCCGCTGCGCGTCCTGATCGGACATGCCGGACATCGCTGTTTCGCCCGGGTTGATCTCCTCGAGCCGCTTGTTCGCCTCCGGGGCGTGGCGGGCGTAGAGATAGGCGTCGACCGCGCTCAGGTGGCCGTAGCGCTCGGCGAGGTCCGCGTCCAGATCCGTAAGGTACTCGCCGATGGGCTGCAGGCGGAAGCTGGTGCGCTGCAGCTCGTCCAGCAGCGGCTGCACCTGATTCTCGTCGAAGGCGTCCATCTGCTGGCGCGTGCGGCCGTGGTACAGCGCCTCTTGCATGTACGGGTCAGTCCGCTCCTCCAGGCGCTCCCCGCGCTGGCGCTCGGCGACGTTCTCCAGGGCGCGCAGCGCGTTGAACTTGTCCTGCGCCTCGAACTGGAGCTTGCGGCCGATGCGCCCGAAGTAGCCGGACTCCGGCATGTCGAGCGTCGCGCCGGGCAGGTTCGGCTGCCGTGGCACGCGGCCGGGCGCCTCGATCTCCACATCGAGCCCGGCACCCTTCATCAGCTCCTCGGCCTGCTTGCGGCTGAATGCGCGCTTGAGACCGTAGCCGAGCATGTCGGTGTTCTTGGTGACGACAACCCACTTGTTGCCTTCGACCCGGGCCGCGGCCTGCACGTTGCCGTTGGCGTCCCGACCGACGAGGCGGACGTTGCCGCGAGTCGGCATCATGCGGCGCATGGTCGGGGACTGAGGTGTTTCCGGCGCAGCTTCGGCGCCGGCATCCATCACCGGGTCGATCTCCCCCTGCCCCGCGCGCTGGAAGTCGATGCGCGGATCGTTGGGGTCGAAGGTTCCGCGGTTGCCGGTGGCGGACTTGATCTGCTCGGGGCGCAGCGCAACGTACACGGTGCCTTCATCGGCGGTGTTCTTGATGATGACGCCGTCGTGCTCACCAGAACGGATCGCATCACGGAACTGCCGACCAGATTCGCCGAATTGGATTGACCCAGCGTAGGCCCCATCTGCGTCAATAACCTTCGGGTTCTGGATCGACAGATAGGCGGGGAAAACCGCCCCGCCACGCGGGTAATCCTTCGCGAAACGGTTGGCGGTGTCGATGTCACCAAAGAATCCGGCAATCTTCACGCCGTCCTCTGGTGGGTTGAAAGCGGGGAACTCGGTGGGGCGGTCTATGACCGAGATGGGGGCATCGGCATTCGGGTCCGTCCAATCGTAGGCATACATGCCCTTGTAGACCACCAACGGCTCCCCGTTCTCATCCACCACCTTCGAGTCGCGGAACCATCGGCGGAAGGCCTCGGTGTCGGTTTGGCGCTCAGAACGAGAAACCCCGCCATCGGGCGGAGTCGTATCGCTCTGACGGGCTTGACTGAGCGTCGGTTGATCTGGAGCCGAGCGACTTGCGGCCGTAATCGCGTCGCGCACCGCCGGCTGATCGAGCGCGCCGGGCTTCATCTGGTTCTCGCGCGCCACGCCGGTCAGGGTGTCGAGCACCGTCCGGCGAGCGCGCTCCACGTCGGCCATGACGCGCTGCGCGTAATCGTCGCCGCGCTCCTGGCGGATACCGCGGATGCGGTCGATCAAGTTCTGAATGGCCCGCACGATCTCGTTGACCAGGCGACGGAAGGCGCCGGGGCGCATGCGCTCGGAGACGCGCTGCAGGGTCTCGGGGTTGCTGATGATCGAGCCGAACACGTCGGCGATGAACTCCTCCTCGACCTTCTCGCGATGCAGGCGCGGGATGCCGTCGCGGTCGTAGATCATGTTGATCCGGTCGCGGTACTCCGGCAGCGCGCCGTCGCGCGCCGCTCCGACCAGCGCCTCGCGCGCGCGCTGGTAGAGCTCGGGGTTCTTCCGGCGGACGGAGTGCAGCAGCTCGTGGCCAATGACGTGCTGCGCTGGACGGCGGGAGCGCGCGTTGACGAACAGCGAGTCGCCCTGCATGTAGACGCCCTGCGGCGCCAGCGGGCTCGGCGACGTGTACCAGACGACGCGGCGACCGAACAGCTCCTGCACGGTGTCAGCCATGTCGGCCATACCGTCCGGGGCGTTCGCCGGGTCCAGCGGCACGGGGATGCCGTGCAGGCGACTCAGGCGCTGCTGCAGGGCGTCCAGCTCGGCGGGGCGCGGGATGTCGGCCTCGGCCCGCACCATCCGCTCGAAAGCGGGGCCACGGCGCATAGACGCAGAATCGACGCGGGAAAACATCTCCTCGACCGCGCGCTCGGACTCCTCGGTAGCTACCGGCTGGCCGTTCTCCTCGAGGATCTGGACAGCGTTCTCATCCCACACGACGAAGTTGCTGGCGCCTTGGCCCTGCCGGCGGGAAGTTGCATCGAGATACCGCAAGCCGGGGATGCCGGCATCCTTAAGTCGGTCGGAAGCCAGCTTCGCCGGATTGCGGACGTCGCCGCCATTGTCCAGCGCAAGCTCGCCACTCAGGGTTCGGTACAGCTGCTCGCCGGTGACACTGCCGTTCTGCAGGTCGTTCATCGCATCGCGAGTAATCGGCTTGTCGAGCAGGTAATCCACGACCGGCTCAAGGCGCCGGCGCACTTCATCAGGCTGCTCGTTTATCGTGGCGTCCCAGTCGAGCAGGCGAGCGACAGCATCGTCCTGAATGTCGACGGTGTAGAGGTTGCCGTATTCCTGCATCGCCTTAACGGTTTCCGGCGACGGGTCGAACGAATTGAGATCCTGGAAAGCTGCGGTTATGGCCTGCGCGGGGTAGTCGAAGCCGAGCCAATCATCATTGCGCAGAGCTGCCAGCAGTCGATTCATGCTTGGCGTGAACTCGCCCGCATCAATCATTTCGTTGATCTCGTCGAAGTCCGCATCATCCGGCAACTGCTCACGGAAGTGCCGGACGACATCGCGATAGCTGACGGCGTCCCGATAGTATTCCGCAACGCCCTTGCTCTCGGCGAAATACAGGCCGTGGCCAAACGCCTGAGCCCCCTCGCCAGTCCCGATATTGCTGATCTGGAACTTGTCAACCTTGTGAGGCGTGCCGTGATAGGCGCGGGCAAAATCCTCGGCGCGCGGCTCGCGCACCATGCCTTCGGAAATCTCGAAGTCGCGGCCGGGGCCGGTGTTCTCCTTGAAGCCGAACTGCTTGTAGAAGCGCACCAGGCGCGCGCTGGACGTTGTGCCGGGGTCGCCGGCCTGCGCCGGCGTCAGGGCGATGCGCAGCCCGTTGGCGTCGGCGTAGTCGACAATCTCGCGCATCGCCCGCGTGCCGACGCCGGTGCCGCGCTGGGCCTCCGGCACGGTGATGCGGTCGATGCGCATGACGTCGCCGGTGATGCCGATGTCCAGCGACTGCAGGTCGTGGGACATGCGGACGCTCTCGGCGAGCAGCTGGACGTCGTCTCGGGTGACGGCTTGGCCGGGGCGGGACATATCCACGCCGGATTGCGCCGCCTCCTCGAGGAAAGCCGCACGCGACTCCGCATCCGGGAACAGAAAGCCCGGCACGGCGTCGCCGCGGTTGTAGCGTGAGTAGTAGCCGCCGTTGCGCCGCGCAGCAGCCGACGCTTCCTTGAAGCCCTCACGGCCCAGGAAGCTCTGCGGCTTGGCGACGTACTTGGTTTCACCGGACTGCGTGTGCTCGAACTGCGCCAGCTCGTAGCCGGCGGCCTCTGCGGACGGCTCCGAACGGGCAGCGGCTTCCGCCTGCGGCCGGCCAGGCAGCTCCATGTCCTCGATTCGGTCGAAGAACTCGCCGATGCTTTCGGCGTTGGAGATGTCCATCTTCTTGCGGTCGCCGTCCCACTGCTGGCCGGCCGGCAGGCGGTCGAAGACCACCACGCGCGCCCGGACATTGGTACCGGCGCGCTCGAATACCGAAGGCGGCAGCTTGATGTCGGCGCGGAAAGCGATGTCGTCGCCGAGATCGTCGCGCATCTTCTGGAACTTCATGTCGGCGGCCGGGCCCTCGGGGATGATGGCCACCACGCGGCCACCGGCGCGCGTGTGCTTGATGGCCTTCTCCAGGTGCGTGATCGCCTGCTTGCCGCCATGACCAAAGGGCGGGTTCATCACCACCGCGTCGTACTTGTTCACGACGTTGTGGTTCTCGAAGTTGTCGCGCACGAGATCCGCGCCGCCGGCGTACAGGCCGGCCTTTGAAAGAAGCTCGCCGGACGGCTCGATGATGCGCCGGCGGGCGGCCTCGGGAAGGAAGCGCGCTATTGCCCCATGCCCGGCCGACGGCTCCAGCACCGACTCGCCCGGGGCGACGCCGGCCCACTCCACCATCTTGAAGCCCAGCGGCTCCGGGGTGGCGAAGTAGTCGATGCCCTCGCGAGACTTGTCGCGCGACGTGCGCTTGCGCTGGCCGAAGTAGTAGCTCTTGGCCTTGTCGAACTCGGACGTCTCGGTGCGCTTGGCGCGGTCCTTGGCCTTGCCGCCAGTGCCCTCGTCCGCACTCGGGGCGTAGGGCTCGCTCTCCAGGTAGCCCTCGACGAATGACTCCTTGAGCGCACGGGCTTCGGCGCCCATCGCAAGATTCTCGGCAGTGCTGGCCCGCTCGGCGATCTTGGTCGCGAAGACCATCTGCTCCCAGTTCAGGCCGGTGGTGATGTACTGGAAGATCGCGTTGGACTGCTGCCCCACGCGGTAGATGCGCCCCTCCTCCTGGATGGAGGCGAATGGCCGCGTCGGCAGACCCAGGTTGATGAGCGCACGCTGATGCTGCCCACTGGTGTCGTGCAGGCTAATGCCCTCGCGGCCGGCATCGGACTGCACCAGGATGACCTGCGGCCCGGTGGCGTCGTCGATGAAGCTGCCGACGGCCTTGCGGCGGTCGGTCTTGCTCATCGTGCCGTTGAACACCAGCAGGTCGTCGCCGAAGGCCTCGCGGAAGGTTTCGATCGGCGACTTGAGATCGTCCAGCGGCAGCTTCGTCAGATCCGGGCGCTGTCGGCGCAGGGCCGCGTTCAGATCCTGCATCGTGAAGCTCTTTCCGTTCGCCTCCACCGTCTGGTCGGTATCCGGAAAACGGAAGGGGTGAAAGCCGCCGCCCTTGTTGAAGCCGTGGAACACGACGACCTTGCGACCGCGCCCCATGTGCTGCCGCGCGAGATCGACGCCGTGGCGCGCCTTCAATGCCTCCAGCAGGTACATTTGCTGCAGGTACTTGAACCGATCCTCGACCACGCTCGCCGCGGCCTGCATCTCGGGGCTCTTTTGGTCGCGCAGCCACGTCAGTCCCTCGTCGATCTTGGTACCGAGCGCGTCGTCCACCAGCGTGAACTTGCGCTCATAATCCTGATCGACGTCGAGCACGCGCGACGACAGCGACCCGCGCTTGCGCAGCCATTCGTTGAACTGCGCCTCCATGACCGCCGTATCGACGCCAGCATCCGGCTGCGTCAGGCGGTTGTAGCGCATCCGGAACCCGAAATGCGTCATGAAGAACCGTTCGCGCGCATTGCCGGCGTTGTAGCCCTGATCGTTGTCGGCGCCCTCCTGCCCTTCCTGGTAGTTGAACAGGAAGCCGTCGGCGTACTCGATGGACTTCACATAGGCGAATGGCGTCGCCGACAGGAACAGCACCTTCGTCTCGCCGAAGCGGTCGATGTTCTGCTCTGCGAAATCGGCGCGCTGCTGCTCGTAGCGCTGCCACACCGCGTTGTAGCGTTCCTGCGCCTGCTCGGCGGCCGGCAGCGCGGCGTCGTTGTCCTTCGCCTGCATCTGGGCGTACTCCAGCGCCTCTCTCGCCTCGCGCAGGTCCCGAGTGATGCCGTCGCGATTGCGCTGATCGAAGCGGGTCGGCACCGAGCGCGGCGCCCAGGCCAGCGTGCGCAGCGCCTGGCCGGCGCCGGTCAGTGTGCCCGCCTGGTTCGCGCTCAGATAGTGCGCTTCATCGGGGACGATCAGATCCCAGTCACGGTCGGCAAGGGACTCGTTCTCGGCCATGTTGGCGTAGGTGGTGACCACGATCCCCTCGCCCGCCGTTGACGTGTTCGGCAGCGCGGTGATCGTCAGCCCCAGCTTCTCGCCGGACGTGACCCAGTCGCGCCCGATCTTGTCGTTCGGCGCGACGATGAGGATGTTGTTCTTGCCGCGGCGCGCGAACCGCTTGACCACGCCCAGGCCGGTGAAGGTCTTGCCGGTTCCGGTGCCGTTGGTGAACAGCATCCCCGGCTCCTTCGGGGCGCCCTCGAAACGGCGCTCGGCCGCGGCCACGTCTTCCTGCTGTCCCTCCATGAGGAAAGGCAGCGTCTCGCGGACGTTGTCGAGGTTGCCGGGCTCTACCGGCGCCTGCTCAGCGGCGCGCTGCGCCTCCTCGCGGCCTAGCTGTTCGGCGGCGCGCTGTTCAGCAGCGTCCGAAGCGCGCTCGCCTGCTGGGCGTTCAGCGCCCGGTCGCGAATCGCCAGCGCTGCCGCTTCGTCCGCCGAATTGGTTTCCGGCAGCGTCGACGCCAGCATCGGTCGCTGCTCCCGAAGTCGGCTGATCGCCTCCTTCTCGAGAATCAGCGGCGCCACGTCGAGATACGCCAGCGCCACCTGCGGATCCACGCCCTGAGCCTCCAGAGCCTCCGCCTGCGCTTCGTGCGCTTCCGTCAACTGCTCCTGATCCATCTGGAACATCCGACGTGCCCACGGCGTCCGCAGACCCTGCTGCGCCACTTGGTTCCAGACTGTCGCCGCTACGCTCAACATCGGCTTGCTCCACGGCCGCGTCTATATCCGCAGCCTGCACTTCATTGTACTCGTCCATCCCCGACGAATCGAAATCCGGATAGTCGCGGACGGCGTTGTAAAGCATCTTCAAGTAGGGGCGGATGCTCTCGCCCATGTCGTTCAGCATGGCCCGCGAGAACTGCCCGAACCGCCGGGCGCCGGCCTCGACGTGGTAGCCGGCCAGCTGGATGCCGGCCTGCATCACCTCCGGATCCATGCCGGCGTTGATATTGCCCAGCTTGCGGCGCAGCACCTCGCGCGCGGCATCGGCGTTGTCCTTGGTGAAGACCTTGTTGGCGGCGCCGTATTCGCTCGTCTGCGGTTCTTGGCCACCACCAGCGAACAACCCGCCACCGGCACCAGCCGGCGGTGCATCCCCGCGCCGCGGCTGCTGCTGCGCGCCCTGCGCTCCGAAGGCGTCCGTCTGCGCGGCCTCGGCCTGCTGGCGCGCCTCCGCGTCGGACTGCTCCTGCGTGCGCTGCTCGGGCGTCAGCTGGAAGTTGTTGGCCTGCTCGTCGGGGCGCAGCGCGCGCGGCTGCTCCGGCTGCACCTGGCCGTCCTGCTCGGCCTCCAACGAAAAAGCCCCGCTCTCGGGCGGGGCTTGGTTCGGCTCGGCGTCAGCGGGCGGCGCTACCGCGTCTTCGCCCCCCACGCGCTGCTCAGCTTCTCGGCCGCCGTCTGCGTCCGCTGCTGGCTGTTGCGCTCCATCGTCTGCACGCTGCTGCTCAGCGCCTGCGCCGCCTTCGGCTTCGCGTCCAGCGTCTTGCCCAGATTGAGCAGCTTTTGCTCCATCTCGGCGTCGGTCAATCGCTTTCTGGGCATTGCTCAGCACCTCCGTGGTGTTCTCGGGCCCCTGCCGATCGCCGAACATATCCGAGCCCGGTTCGCCAAAGGCCTCAAGCTGCGTCGCGTATTCGTTCAGCAGTTCGGTCATTTTGCCAGCGCTGCGCAGGTTGCGCGCGAAAGCCCGCATCAGCTGCAGCGTCGTATCGCTCACGCCATCGCGCAGCATGTCGCCCTGCTCGATGAACTGATCCACCGACCGGCCGTCCTCGCGAAGCTGCTCGAATACCTGGACGGCCTCGACGAGCTCGGGGACGATGTCGGCGTCGAACAGGCGGCCGTCGGCGATCTTGTCGCGCATCTGCGCCACCTGCGGCGCCGCGCGGATGAGCGCGGTGGCCAGATTGCGGCTGGAGTCGTCCATCGCGTCGACGATGGATTGCACCGGCTCGCTGTTGCCATAGGCGCGGTAGAGCACGGCGTTGCGCAGCCGCTGGTAGCCGTCGCGGCTCAGCCGGCCCTGATTGTCCACCAGCGCCGCCTGCTGCTCGACCGGCATCTTGCGCAGCATCTGCTGCACGATCGAGCCATTGCGCGTGCGATGCAGGTTGCCGGCGTCGTCGACGACCAGATTCTCCAGGCTGTCGATGCGCTCGGCGTCGACCGCGGCCTGCTCCAGCGACGACATGGCCAGGCCACCGCCCTCGTTGGAGCGCAGGGACAGCGCGCGCACGTCGACATCTTCGGGCAGCCGCCGGATCAGCACCGGCGCCTCCATGCCTGCCACCTGCTCGGGGTCCAACCCCAGGCGCGCGGCGTTGTCGCGCAGCGCCTGCCGGTAGCTGTCGGCATTTCCGCGGCGGTAGGCCTCGGCCAGCCCTGCCAGGCGCCCGTTGCCGCCGACGACCGTATCGTCGCGCGCAACCGTCGGCGCGCCCTCGTTCATCGTCGGGCTCTCGCTGACCAGATCCCAGTTCGGTGCCTGCGCAATGCGGGCGACCTGCATCTGACTGGCTGCACGGCCACGGTCGCGCGCCTGGTTGACGGCCTCGCTCATGGCCGGCGCCAGCTGCCCGGCCTCGACGACCTCCCACTCGGCGTTGATGCGCTCGCCGCCGGGGATGGTGATGCGTGCGGTGCGGTCGCCGGCCTCGGGTGCAGGGGCCGGCTCGGATGTAGGTGCGGATTCCTCCTGCTGCAGGATGCCGGCCGGCGCGTCGTCCGGCTGCGCGTCCAGACCGAGCGCGCTGCGAATCTGCGCGTCGTCGCGCTCGGCGCGGATGGCCTCGATGTTCCGCTTCTTGCTGACGCGGTTCTGCAGGCCGAGATCGCGGGCGACACGGCCGACTGCCGCAGGCTCCATCGCCTGCAGGGCGGCGTCGACTTCCTGATCGCGCTCTGGCGCTTCGGGCTCGGGCTGCTGCGTCGGCTCCGCGCCGGCGGCCTGACGGCTGCTCGGGAACTCGCGCGCCAGCGGCAGGATCTGGTCGATGGTTGCGCCCAGGCGCATGACCGGGATCGGCTCGCCCGCGTCGAGCTTGGCCAGCCACTGGTGATGGCCGTCGATGATGTGGCCGTCCTGCGACACGAGGATGGCGCGGTCGCCGCCCTCGAAGCGCTTGGCCTTGGCCACCTTCTTGCGCGAGAACTCGGCCTGCGTAGGTTTCAGGCTGGCCGGGTCGGCGTCCTCACGGTTGGCCGGTACGTCGCGAGCCTTGAGGTAGTTGACCAGCGCGCCGCGGTTGGCGGCCTCGATCTGCGGCATATCCGCGCGCGGCACGTTGCGGGTGCCGGACTCGGTGGCGAAGTTCACCCACTCGTCGTCGATGGGGTCGCCGGCCAGGCGCTGGGAGGGCGCTACTTGTGCTTCTTGCTCATCCGCGGCTTCTGGCTCGGCATCTCTGGCATTGATGGCATCCCACGCCTCTTGCGGACGCATGGCGCGAATGCGCTCATCCGTATAGCCCATGTTGCGCAGCTGGGCCTTCATGCCCTGCGTCACCATCGTGGGAACGGTGGATTGGATTTTGCGCTTTCTAATTTCATTCGCCTTGCGGCGATATTCAGACGCCTTATCGGCGTCGCCCAACTCTCCCAGTGCGTCCTGCTCACTCGCGAGACGATCATAATTTTGGGCGCGTCGTTCAACCGCTCGATTCTTTTCCTCGTTCGATACCTTGTTCCGAGACTCACTCAGCTTTTTTGCGCGCTCATCACGGATGGGCCACAGATGTCCAGGGTTTACCCCTTCGTGGGTACTCCCATTATCCAGTGTTCCAGTCTCTACCAGCCCGGCCTGCCTGAGAGCGCCCGCCTCCTCGTCTGTAAAACCAGAAAGTGGAATAAGGTCACTTTCAGCAAGTTGCATATCAGGAAAAATGGAAAGTACCGAGTCAGGTATTTCCGGGGAACCTTGGGCATCGGCCGGTTGGGCGTCGCCCTCCTGCTCGTCGGGCGCCGTTTGCTCTGCGCGCTCGCGCATGCGCTGCGCCAACTGGGTATCGCCGCGCTGCTCGGCACGCTCGGCCATGCGGGTCAGTTCGTCGCGCTCGCGCTGAGCACGCTGCTGCTGCTCGGTCTGCTGGCGCTGCTCGGTGGCGCGCTGGCGCTCGGCCTGCAGCTCCTCCTTGATGAGCCCGCGCGCGGTCTCGGATTCGGCCTCGGCCAGATCCTGCTCCAGCTGCTGCTCGCGCTCGGTCTTCTCCGGGGCCGGCTGCCCCGGTGCGGCTTCGACCAGGTCCGGGTAATCGACCAGCACATCCGGGGGCACGGAATCGCCGCGCTGCAGGGCGCCGGCCACGGCCTGCTCGTGATCGGTGCCGGCGTTGTCGGGGTCCGCGTAGAACTGCTCACGCGGGGTCTGCCACGGCTGGCGGGCGTCCGCCTGCAGGGAATCGTCGAGGGATTCGGTGGCATCGTAGTCGTCGCGCTGGGTTTCCGGTGCGGCGCTCTCCGTCTGCTCGGTCTGCGCCTGCTCGGTCTGCGCCGGCGTGTCGATCTGCGCCATGAAGGCGCGGCGCATCGGCTCGCGGTCGGCCTCGGGGATGTCAGGGGCAAGCACGCCCTCGAAGTAGTCCTCCTTGACCGAGCGCTGCTGGTCGGGCTTGAGCTGCTGGAACTTCGGGTCGGCCGAGACATCCGCCCAGGTCGGCGGGTTCTCGCCGAAGTCGGCGACGCGGCGGCGTTCACCCGGGCGCGCGGCGGCCACGCCACCGGCAACCGCACCGGTGCCGCCGCCAGCGACCACGCCCTGCGCGGCCGCTTTCTTGGCCTTTTCCGGACGCACAAGCGGCGTCTCGCCGCCGGTGCCGGCATAGGCGCCGACGTCGGCGGATACCGACTCACCGCCCTCCTGCAGGGTCTCCTGCCCGGTTTCTCGGGCCGTTACGCCGGCGCCGGTAGCGGTGCGGCGCGCGATGCCCTTCGGCCCGATCTCGCCGCGGCCGAACGCGCGCTGCAGGGCGCGGTCCATGCCAGTGAGGCGCGTGACGGCGGCTGTAGTGCCGGCGCCGGCCAAACCGCCTGTTAGCCTTGCCAACTCCGAGCCGTAGCGCCTGCGCTCCTCAAAGCCTTCTGGAATCGGCTCATTGTTGAACGCCGCTTTTGCGGCTTCTTGGTCGAGCGTTTCCTCTGCGCGCCTAACAGATTCTTGCCCAGCGAATCCGCCGCCCAGCGCCGCCTCGGAACCGAGCGCCGCGCGCTCGCCGGCCTGCTTGGCAGCGCGATTGGCGGCCTGTTCTGCCGCCTCGCGCCCGAGGCCGCCCTTGATCGCGGTGTCGTAGGCGGCCTTGTAGCGCTGGGCGCTGCCGGCGCGGGTGATGATCGCCGGGCCGAACAGCATCGGCAGGTTCTCGGCGATCAGGTCGCCGGCCGCCGCCGGGTTGTCGCTGTAGGCCTTGAGCGTGCCGAAGAAGCCCTCGGCGTCCTCGACTTCCTGCCGCTGCCGTTGAAGCTCCGGCGATTGCCGCTTGCTCAGCGACTCGCGCGCCTGTTCGGCGCTGTCGCTCAGGCCGGTGGCCTCGCTGATCGGGGCGACGTCCAGGCCGAGGCCCTGCATTGCCATGCGCACGGGTGTCGTGGCCAGATCGGCGGCACCGACGGCGCCCTCGGCGAGACTGACACCACCCTTGGCGATGCCGAGCCCTGTGTCGGAAACCGTCTCGGAGACGCTGCGGCCCTCGGGGTCATCGGCCAGGCCGCGCGCCGGCGGCGTGTGGTCGGGCTGGTAGGCGACAAAGTCCTTCCAGGCGCGCTCGCGCTCCGGCTCCGGCACCTTCGGCGCGACGACATCCAGGAAGTAGTCGCGCTTGGCGAGATCCTTCCGGTCAGGCGGGAGCTGCTGGAACTGCTCGTCCTGCAGCACCTCATCCCAGGCTTTCGGCTGCTTCTTCGCGGCGTTGTTCTCCGCCATCAGGGCGCCTCCGATCCGCTCCAAAGACCCCGATAGGGGCTGCTACGACCACCGCCCTGCGCGCCGCTGGCGTCACTGAGGCCACCGGCGTTGACGCGGTCCAGCTCGGCTTGCGGATTCCACTGGTCGGCCGGAGCATCGGCCAGACCGGTGACGGTCTCCCCGCGTCGGTCCTGCTCGAGTGCCGATTTCAGGCTGCGCTGCACATCGGCTTCGGCCTCCTGCACGGCGCGCTGGCTCGCCTTGGTGTCGTCCGCCGGGACGAACTCCAGCATGCCGGTGCTCTCGTCCTTGTAGAGCATCACGCCCTCGCGCTGCGCAGCCCGGCGCATGACCTCATCACGCATAAGCCGGGTGCGCTGGTAGTTCGTCATCGAACCCTTCGGCCGGCCGCCATCGCCCTGACGCTTCCAGTCCTCAAAGCTGCCCTCGAAGCCCTGCGCGCGCGCGTATTCGTACTCGCGCACATCAGCCGGCGCATCCGGGGCCTGCCGCGGTTGCCAACGCCCGGCCTCGGCGATCGGCTCGCCGACGATGCGGCCGTCCTCGGTGCGGTAGGTGACTTCCTGATTGCCGCGCTTGATCGTCTTGTAGTCGGTCTCCGGGCGCAGCTCGGACGGGTCGCCGCCGGCCTGGGCGTAGGTGGCGCGCAGGAAGGGCATCAGGCCCTCGTCCTCAAGCCCATGGCTCAGCGCGCGGTAGCCGAGAAAGCGGTCCATCGCCTGCTCCATTGGCACCGTCCGCACGGGGTCGTCCTCGTCGGCGCTGCGGCGTTGCGTTACCGGCGCGTCGTTTTCTTCACCGTCGACGTCGGTAACGCGGGTCATGACCGCCAGCTGGCCCGGCTTCTCCGTGGGGGTGACGTCGACCACGCGCTGGCGCTTGCGCGGCTTGCCCGAGCGCGATTTCTGGCCCTCGCCCTGGCGGACGAAGCCGCCGAAGGCTGCCTGTCCGGCCAGCCGGCGCGCCTCCGGATCGGCCAGCGGGCTCAGGTCACCGGACTCGGCCACCTGGTCACCGATCTGCGTTGCCCGGGCCCCCTCGTCCGAGGCCATGAACTCCGGATCGACCTGCACGCCCTGGAAAGCCGGCGTGAGGATGCCGGACAGCCGCTTGCGGTCGGCGTCGGTCATCTGGTCCGGGGACTGGATGCCGCGGCCGCGCAGGTACTCGTGCGCGCCGCGCACGGCGTTCTGCAGGTCGGTCTGCAGCCGCTCACGGCGTTCGATGGCCGCCTGCCGCTCCGCCTCGGACTCCGCCAGCCCCAGCTTCCGCTCGTAGCGTTCGTCCTGCACGCGGTCGCGTTCCTCGCGATACGCCTGCTCGTCCTTGCGCGCCTTGGTCTGCTCGCCGAGGCCGTAGCCTCGGGCGAAGCCTTGAATTGCGTTGCCGATAGCCATGTTCGTCTCCTTACAGCAGGGAGTCGGCCAGCAGGCCGCCCGCCAATCCGAGTGCCGCGCCGACCGGGCCGCCCACGGCCGTGCCTGCACCGATGGATGCGCCGAGCCCGGCACCCATTCCCGCCATCTGCATCGAGCCGGCATCCTCCTGCTGGTCGATCTGCTGGTTGGTACGCTCGCGGCGGTCCTCCATATCGGCGGCCTGATTCAGTGCCGACAGCCCCTGCTGCCGGAACGCCTGCCCGCTTCCGATCATTCCTGCCATGTCAGCCTCCGGTGATGCGGCCGGGGTTCAGTCCGACGGCGATCTGTTCATTGCGGTCGTCGAAGGCGCGCTGCGCCCGGTTGCGGGCGGTCACGTCGGCCAGGGACTCGGCGAGGTTGTCCTGCCGCTCCATCGAGGCCTGTTCCTGCTCGCCCATCTCCAGACCGAGCCCGCTCAGGTAGCGCTCACGCTGCTCGGGCAGGCGGTCGAAGCTGTCGCGCACCATCGTCCCAGCCTGCGACAGGGACTCCTGCCGCAGCATGGGGTTGTCGTACATGCCGGCCAGCTTCATCCGCACCGGGTTGAAGCGGCGCAGGAAGTCGCTGTACTGCTGGCGGCTGATCTGTGCCCGCGCATCCGAGGCCGAGCCCTGCAGTTCGGGCAGGCTGTTGTCCATCGACATGGACGGCGCGGCCCGGTCGGAAAGGCGCGGAAACGGGGTGTTGTCGAGGCCTTGCATCTGGGTCATGTCAGACTCCCGGAATGGTCTTGTAGGGGTCGTCGGTGTAGCCGGACGCCCACTCGGTCGCGGCCTTCTTGCCCGGCACATAGGTCTCGTCGATGGCGTGCTGCGCGCCCAGCCCGGCGGCCAGGCCGAGGCCTTCCATGTTCGAGGCGCGCTCCCGCTGCGACAGCCGGGCGTCGAAGCGCGCCTGCTGCCCGGCGGCGGCGGCCGTCCGGCCGAGGCCTTCCAGCGCTTCGGCCGACTTGCCCTGCCCCATCTGCACCACGCCCTGCAGGCCGCGCACGTAGTCGTTATCGGCGGACTGGCGCGCGTCGTTGCGGCCGATGCCCATCGACGTCGCCTCGTCGCGCAGCATCCCGGTGGCGGCCTCCATCTGCGCACCGGAACCGAGGCCGTTGCCGCGCTGAGCGGTGGCCAGCGTCTTATCGCGGGCGTCACCGAAGGCGCTGCGCACCTGCGATGTCATCTCGCGGTCGGCCTCGCTGCGCATGCGGCCCTGTTCCTGCCGGCGCGCGATCCAGTCGTCCTCGATCGGCTTGTTGATCTCGCGATAGCGCCGGATCTTGTCCATCCCGATCCGCACCAGTTCGCGCTCCTCTGCGGTCTCCTCGACCTTGCCGTCGCCACCTGTGCTCATTGCAGGCCTCCGATGTATTCCTGGATGCTCTCGTCGTGGAAGTAGCGCCGGATCTCGGGCGCTACCGAAATTGCGTGCTCATGCCCGCCCACCAGGTAGGCGCAGTGCGTGGTCAGCGCGATCAGCGAGTCGCGGAGCACGAAGCCCAGCATCAGCTCGTGCTCGTTCGGCTTGTCGCTCTGGCTGGCCTCGCGCTCGAAGGTGTTGGCCGTGTGCCAGTCGATCACCGCCTGCCGGATCAGCGGCTGGAGCTCGGCGTAGTGCTCCTGCCAGAAGGGCAACGCCGGCAGCCGGAGCAGCGCGTCGGTGAAGGCGTTGTGCACGCGCTCGGCGGTCACGGCATCGCCGTCGATCAGGTCGTCCCAGGTCTGCGAAATGTTGCCGAGCATCCGGCACACCAGCACGGCGTCACGCCGGCCGAGCAGCACCTGATTCAGGAAGCCGTCTTCATCCATAGATAATCGCCTCGCCGATGTCGACCACCAGCGTCGTTGCGGTTGTGGCGTAGCCGACGCGCTGCTGGAACAGCCCGGCGCCCGGCGTCTGCGTGAGCGCGCCGTTGCTGCCGAGGAATACCTGCGCGTCGGGCGTGAAGCTCCAGCCGGCGTTCGTCAGCTCGCCGCCCTGCGCGATCAGCGCTGTCTCCCCGTCGGCCGGGGCGTTGGTGACGATCCCGGCGACCCGGTTGGCGTGGCCGACCGTCCCGGCGTCCGCGTGCACCGCCTCGCCCGATACGGTGGTCACTGCCCGGTAGCCGGTCAGCTGGGCGCCTGCTGCACGACGAATGCGCGCCGGCGGGATCAGCGTGTGCGAGAACCGGCCGTCGGCTAGCGTCTTTGCGATCGCGTTGGCCGTCGCCTCGGTCACGGCCGCGGCCTGCCGGACTGCGCTGCCCGAGCGCAGCAGGAAGTCGCCGGCCGGGCTGTCGTCCCGCACGAAGGTCTGCTGCAGCAGGATCAGCACGCGGCGCGCCGAGATGGCCACCGCGGCCACCTGGTCGAACTGCCCGCTCCCGCCACTCGCCACCAGCCGGCCGTCCTCGCCGACGTAGAGCAGGTCGCCGGGCGTCCAGTCCCAGTTGACGTCCTCGTAGATCCCGCTGCGGCGCAGGGTGAACAGCGACTGCGCGCTCGCCCCCGAGACCGCGATGCCGGCCAGCCGGCCGACGTGCCCGGACTGCGTGCGATCCGCGTGGGCGAAGCCGCCGGCCAGGGCCACGACGAAGCGGCCGGCGACCACGCGATTCGCACCGGCGCGCACTTCGGCCTCGGCCGGGCAGACCGTGACCGGCTCAGCGGGCGCCTGCCCGCCGCCCTGCCCCTGCAGCGCCTGCGTCACGCGCTGCTGCGTTTTGACCAGCTTCTGCACCTCGGTCGAGCCGCTTTCCAGGCTCTCGATGCGCTGGCGGATGGCCAGCACCACCTGCTGCAGCTCGCGCGGCGTGACCGCCCCGCCGGACGGCCGCGGGACGGTGATCGCCGGCTTGGCCGTCACGTCAGTTCCTCGGAATCCTCGGCGATCTCGACGCGCTGCACGCGCGACGTGCCCTCCAGCTCGATCTCCCACTCTCGCGCCGCGTCCACGGACGGGAGCACGAAGTCATCCACACTCGTCACCGCCCCGTCCCGGATCAGCGCGCCGTCGGCGTAGACGCGGAACTTGAGGTCGCTGTAGTCGGCGGCGCGCACCTGCGCGTGGGCGAAGCTCGCCGGATAGGGCAGCTGGTAGAGCGCGCTGCGCCAGACGTACTTGAGCTTGCCGGTGCCGCCTTCCCAGACGTTGATCTGCCCGCCGATCGACATATAGAGCGTGTCGGTCAGGGCGTCGCTGTAGGCGGCCTCGGCATAGAAGTCGAGGGGCACGAAGCCGAAGGCGTCCTCGCCCGCCACGTCGAGGATGAAGCCGCCGGCGTTGCCCTCCTTGTCGATGTACCAGCCGAAGTAGCGGTCGTCGTGGGCCACCGCATGGATGGTCGAGGGGTTGAGTGCTTGCCACTCCCGGCGGCTGAACAGGCTCTCGGTGACGATGCGCGTCTGCCCGTTGCCGGCCACGGCCACCAGGCCATCCGGCGAGGCGTAGACCACGCCCAGGCTGTTGAGCGTGACCATCGAGCGCTTCGATACGCAGCCCTGCGGCAGTTCCAGCTGCTGCATGCCCAGCTGGTCGGGGGTCGTGCCCTGCACCAGATAGGGATTGCGCTCGGTGACCACCACGGCCGTCGCGTCGATAGCCCCGATCCCGACAATCGGGTAGTCGGTGGCCAGTCGAAAGCCCACCGGGTAGGCGTGCGGCCGGTTCTGGACCGACGGCACCACCTGATTGCCGGCGAAGCCCATCATGATCCCGTTCGGCAGGGCGATGATCCCGAGCATGTCGTCGGGCGGCAGATCCCACTCCTGCGACTGCAGCGGTTCGCCGAGCGCGTTGTTGGCCAGGCCATCGGTGAGCAGGGCCTGATTCAGCGGGATCTCGTCGACGAACAGGAACTGCGAGCCGTCGGCATTGGTGACGGTGCGATAGATCCGCTTCTTGGTGACCCCGTAGCCGGCCGTCGCGGTCGTGTCGGTCGTGACCGCGATCTCGGCCGCCTCGCTTTTCTGCACCGAGCGCGACGCCGGCGACGGCGCGCCCTCCTCGCCCAGTTCGTTGACCAGCGTGTAGACGTAGGCCGTGAACTCGGACTCCAGAAGCTCGCGGCCCGGGTCGGCGGTGTCCGGCGCAAGATTCACGGAAATGTTGTCCACATACAGCAGGCGCAGCGTGTTTTCGTCGCCGGCGGCGTGTACCGAGAAACCGAACTGATCGCCCAGAAACTCCATGTCTTCCGATTCGGAGAACACCAACTCGCCGGTGTCCTTTTTCGTAATGGTGACAGCTACGTTCTTCTTGCCGCCCTGAACCGGCTCGACGACGATGTTGACGTGCAGCCACTCATCCATCGGAATCATCGCGTCCTCGTAGACGCTGATTGCTACGTTATCCAGATCGCGCCAGTCCCGTGCCGTCTCGAAGCGGAAGCTGCTGTCATACCACTGCCGCAGCGCAGGGCCAGCGCCGTTGGCGTCGTTGCCCAGCCGGATGCTTGTGGGCGAACCGCCACCGCCGCTGCGCATGATGTCGACGTCGATGACTGCCTTCGGTGTCTTGTCAAACTGGAAGGGGCGATATACCGAGACCTCCTTGTAATAGAAGGAAGCGAGCCGGAAACACGGCGCCGGTCTACCGACTGCATCATCAATCTCGATATTCGCGGAGTCGCCAAAAAGGGAAAACTCATCAGCAGGGATAAAGTCGTCGAAATCCCAACCCTCAAAGTTATCGCAGGCAAAGCTGACAGTAGTGCTCTGCCTGAATAGAGCAATCTCATCGATGTAGGCGATGATCTCGGTGCCGCCCTCGCGCTCGAATTGCTGGACGACATCCACGGAAGCCGTGTTGTCCGGGACGATTGCCGAGTGCGTGCGCGAGGCCCATCCGCCGGTCTCGGCCGTGAAGTCCGCCATGTCCTCCTCGCCGATCAGGTCGAGGTTGGAATCGCGGAAGCGGAAACCCATGCGCGCGGTGTCCGTGCCGTCGCCGTTCTGGTCCCATGTCAGGCGCAGGGTCGAGCCGACGGCAATCGCGTTGTCTTCGGCGTCCAGCCGCTGGATTGCCTCGGTGGCCGCCGCCGAACCGCCGCCGAAGAAGTAGGTGCCGGCGCTCGGAGAGATATTCCCGCCGTCGCCGCTCTGCACCGCCTCAAAGCCGCCCTCGACGATCGTCCAGCCGCTGGTGTCGCCGGCCTCGGCCCCGGCGTTGGTCAGCACCAGCGACCCCTCATCGACGTCCGGCACGTTGACCGAGACGGTCGGCGCGTTCTCCGGTGCCGGCACGCCCATCAGCAGGGAGTCGCATGGGTACTCCTCGTTGCACGACCCGATAGCCTTCGAGATATTCGTGACGCGCGGCGCGCCCGTGCCCGTGAAGTAGGTACGCTCGGTCTCGTCGCCCAGGATCGGGCCGCGGGCCACGTCCACCTCGACCGCCTTGCCCTCCAGCTCGGACTTCGCCCAGTGGAGCCAATACTGGCGGTCCATCCGGTGAATCGTGACGATGTCGTCCTGGAACTTGAACTGGAAGCGGTTGCCGATGTTCATCCCGACCTTCTCCAGATCGGTGATGCCGCCCTCCTGCAGCAGGTACTCGACACCGTAGCGGTCGCTCTGCGCCCGGAAGTACAGGTCGTCGCTGCGCCGATAGGCCAGAATGACGTCCGAATCGGGAAGGCCCAGCGGGTGCTTGTCGTCGAGCGACACGCGCGGCGTCCGGACGTCCGCGTCGAGCTCCGTGACCACCATCGCGCTCGCCTGCGTGTCGAACCAGCGCAGCTTCGCCTGGCCGTCCTCGACGAAGGCCAGCACGGTGTTCATGTTCTGGTCGAAGCTCAGCGACAGCTCGGTAATGTCGGCGCCGGTGTAGAGCACCGTCGTGTTGCCGGCCTCGTCCTCCGCCACGATGTCGTGATCCGCGCCGTCATTGCGCTCGACGCGGTAGCACTTCCACACCTGAAACTGCAGGCCCTCGCTGGGATCCTGCAGGGCGACGCCGCCGTCCTCGAAGTCGAGCAGCGGGCCGATGTTCGCGTTGGCGCGGGCGCCGAGGAATGCCGACTGGACCGGCTCTGTGGATAGACGCTCCTCGGGGATCACGTCTTACGGCCCCAGGAGTGTGAGAACTCGATGGTCAGCTCATCGCTATCGGTCTTGTCGATATCTGGGCTTACAACGAACTGATAGGCGCCCCAACCAAGCTGCACCAGGAAGCCGCCTATACCGCTCGGGAAGTTTGCTGTGTCGATCCCCCATGTAATGGTCGCCGAGCGTTCGTAGGTGCCGTTTACGTAGGAACTGGTGGACGCGCTATTCCCAGAAGTGGATGAGTTGGCGGACGGCCTCCCGGTTATTGCTGCGAGCGAAGCCCCAGATTCCAGGCACTGGAATCGACCGCCGTTTGTGTACTCGATGGCCCTGAGTCCGTCCTCCCCCATAGTCCACCCGAAGGCTGAGCTTCCCGAATCCACGTTCGCAGCGCGCGCCGTGTAATCGTGCGTCGTCCCGCGCAACTCGATCTGCCCCGTGGTGTCCACGGTCGGCGGATACATTCGGAACTCGTAGGTCACGTCGAGCGTTTCGTCGCTCAGGATCGTGATCGTGGTGGGGTCACCATTGCCGTCGAGGATCAGCGCACGGCTGAAAGCGTAGTCAGCGTTTCCGCTGGAATTGATACCGACGCCGACCTCGGCAAGGTTTCCGGCGGCAACCCCTTCGCCGAAGCGATAGATGTTCCGCATAAACCGGTAGTACGGCGCCGAGGACTGATTGCCGCCGGTGCTGCTCTGCTTCGTGTTGGTCGTGGCGACCAGTGACGCCATCGTGGTGTCGTTGGCATTCGGCGCGTCGCTCCCGCTCCCGACGTGGCAATACCGCAGCCAGCTATTCGACGTCCCCATCAGATCGAGACCGAAGTCCGTGATGAGGTTCTCGAACTCGGCCAACAGGCGCCGCGTACCGTCGCGCTTGACCGCCTCCAGCTTGAAGAATCCGGCGCACTGGCTGTGCAATTTGATGCTCTGCTTCATACAGCCTCCAGGCTTCCGGACGCGATATGCGCACCGGCGCTCTCGGCTTCCTCGGGGTTGGGAAGCTCGTATTCGATGAGGTTGAAGACGTTGCCCAGCGCGCCGGACTGGATGGACGCGCCGCCGCTTTCGGCTTCGTCGACCCCCGCGTCCAGCTCGCGAAGGAAGAACGTCTGCTCAAGCAGGCCGCTCTCGATATGGGCGCCGAAGGTCTCGGCCTCGTCCATGCCGGCGTCGAAGCTCTGGACCTTGGATCGCAGTTCGCCCTGAACCAGCGCAGCGCCGGCGCTTTCGGCGCTCTCGATCGGCGGCTGGATGACGCGGCCCTTGACCACCAGCGCGCCTCCGGATTCGGACTCCTCGATGACCTTCACCGGATACGGCGGCGACGTCAGATACTCCAATTTGTCGAGAAACCGCCCTTTCCCGAGGCTCCCCCAAGCCTCCAGATCCCCAGACAGCAGCCGCGCGTTCTCGGCCCGCTGAGCGAATCCATTGGGCAGCCGCTCGGGGTCCGCCCGACGCACTTCGCCGCGGAAGACCTCGATCGAAACCTTCATGGGGCTACCCGTGGTCGGGGTATTCGGGCGATGTCAGGGTCGGCGTGACCTTGTTCAGCAGCGTGTCGCGCTTCTTGTCCTGCCAGGCGTCCAGCGAGCCGGTGAGAAGGCGCGCGTTGGTCGCCTTCTGCGCGTAGCCCTTGGTCAGCCGCCACGCGCCCAGCCGCGGCACTTCGCCGCGAAAGGTGTCGATGTTGAGCTTCACGGGTGCGACAGGACGCGGAAGCCGTGCTGGCGGTGCGACATATCCGCCTTCGTCTTGGCCCGGTGGGTCTCCGAATCGAAGCGCTGCTGGTGGTACTGGCCGCGCTGCGGATCGGTCCACGCCTTGTCCGGCTGGATCAGGAGCCAGGCGAGCGCACCATCGGCCAGGGCGTCATCCCACGTTCGGGCCAGCGCCTCGGGTACCTGCGTGGCATCCGTCGCCGGCTGCAGGTAGACCGTCACCTTGAAGTCGGTGGCGTTGTCCTCGTAGGGCGCCGGGTCGACAATGAGCGTGCCGGGCGGTTCGTAGTAGTAGAAGCGCGGCGCGTCGCGCTGCCCTTCCTCGAAGCCGACCAGCTCCTCGCGCGACATCGGAGATAGGTGCCGGTCCTTGTAGGTCACCGCATGCACGCCGAAGACTTCCTGCCCCGTCTCGGTGGACGCGAGCGTGTAGTTCGGCTGCGACTCGGTCAGCGCCACCGTCAGCGTCTCGCGCAGGAAGCGCGAGCGGTAGCAGAAGCGCTGCGCCGCAACGCGCAGGGCGTTCACCATGTGCGCATCCGGGCAGCGGGTGGCGAATGGCCGCACCAGCGGCAGCATGTCCTTGAACGTCGTCATACCGCCCCCGTCTGCGACTCAGTGCGCTCGGTCGGCATGGGCGCATAGGCGCCCTGCCCCTGCGTCTTGACGCCCAACAGGCGCTCGAAGATGGCGATGTTCCGGTCGAACTTGCCGGTGTCACCGCGCTTCGTGTTCTTCGCATAGGCGTGCGCCAGAACGAAGTGATAGAGCACGGATTCGTAGGTGTCCGGAAGCGGTAGATCCTCCGAATCCGCGGTCACCCGCGTCGGCTGCGCGGAATAGACCAGCTGCACCGCGCCGGTGGCGCGCGGGTAGACGTAGAAGGCCTTGGTGTCCCGCTTGTCGTAGACCCAGTGTTCGACGTCGTCGCCGGTGGCGACATGCCAGGCCGGGTCCATCGCCGTCAGATCCTCGGCGTCGATCAGCGTCACCGCGCGGCCCGTCTGGTCGCCCGACTCGCCGTTGCGCACGACGTTGAGCGGGATGATCCCGTCAGCCGGGATCGTCTGGCGCGACGTAGTGTCGTCGAGGGTGTGCATTACGCTGGTGGCCGTGGCGTCCGGCTTGTGGTTCGCCACGGCCATTGCGCCCGCGTTCAGATCGTCGCGCAGCTCGTCGTGATCCCAGCGACCCTCGCCATCGTCGAGCAGCTTCTTGCTGACCCGATCCAGAACGTCGCCGACGGTGAGCGCCATCGCTTACGCCGCCTGATTGCTCAGATAGTGGACGGCATCGGCGATCTCGCTGGCCGACACGCTGAATCCGCAGGCGCTGACTACGGCGTTGACCTTGGGCTTGCCCTGCGTGGTGTAGTCCTCGCTGCCGAGGCGCTGGATAGCCTCGATGATCGCGCTCATGCGCTCGTCGTTTTCATACTCACCTGCCGAGTCGTCGGCGGCCGTGGCGTCCTGCTCACCGTCATCGGTGGCGGGCGGCGCTTCCGGTGCCTGTTTGCCCGACGGCTTCTTGTCGCTCCAGACGTCGGGGTGCTTGAGATACTTGGGCGCGTCCGGGGCCCAGACGTCGTGGTAGGTGCCGTAGCCCTCCCAGACGCGGCCGGAGTCGCGCATGAGGTTGTCCTTCTTGGCGGCCTTGCGGCCGACGTAGTAAATCCGAACCGTATCGGTCATGGGGTGCTCCTGTTCGTGAAAGGTGGGGCGCCCCGCATGGAGGCGCCCCGATTGCCGCTTAGTGGCCGATGAACTCGTAGAACAGCACGACCGTGGCCTTGAGGCCGGCGGAGATTGCTGCCCCGCCGACCGTCGCCACCAGGTCGAACTCGCTCGGCACGACCACCGGCGGATTCCCGGCATTCGCCCGGAACATGCCGGCCGTGGCTACGTCCTCTGCCGCGAGGAAGTGATCGACATCGTCGGTCGCCCCCGAATCGACAGTCTTGTAGCCGAGGTCGAGCGTTGCGCTCGCGGCGTTGGTGTCGGTGAACAGGATCGCGTCGATGATCCGCACATCGCCCTGCAGTCGGGCGAAGCGCAGAACGTCCGCGATGGAGGCCTGGGCGTCCAGCGTGATCTCGCGAACGAGAACGGACTGGTTGCCGTAGGTGCCGCCATGCGGGATCGACCCGGGATTCTGGAAGTCCAGCGCGTCAATGTTGGCCATTGGTAGCCTCCTTTAGACCGACGGCGCCGCGTGGTCCACGACCCAGACGCCGTGGTCCGTCTTCTCACCGTCGAGATCGAAGGTGAGCTTGCGGTAGCCGTTCATGAGTGACGTGGAGACTTCCAGGCGGTTGCCGTGATCGGTCTCCTCCTCGTGCCAGTCGATGTAGTAGCGCGACCGGCTGTGCTGACCGTAGGCGCAACCCAGCGCCTGGGCCCCCAGCACGATGGCGCGGTCCACGTCGGTGCCCGGCTGGGCGGTGCTGATCGAGCCACCGCTGTACTCGCGCAGATCCTTGCCCGAAGGGATACGGATCACGCGCCGGGACTTCTTGATGAGGATGTTTCGCCACATCAGGTCGCCCGAACCGAACAGCGGGTGCTTGGCGATCGAGCCGCGCGACACCGCGTTGCTGACGAGGGTGTTCCAGTCCTGCGCCGAGCTCGACGCGCGAAGCTGGTTGTACCCACGGGGGCTGACGTACATGCAGTACATCGGCTCCTCGTCGTCCGCAGCCGCGTCACCCTCGATACGAATGCCCTGCAGCGGGTAATCCGACTCGTCGATGAGCGTGCGCAGATCCTCGATCGTCTCCAGCGTCAGCGTGTCGCTGCTGTCGATGTCCGAGGTCGTGCCCAGGCCGGTGCCGGGGATGAAGCGCCGGTTCTCGGTGGGCGGCTGAACCGTGTTGACCACGACGTCATTGAAGTCGGGATCGTTCTCGAAAGGCACGTTCCAGTCGCGACCGCCCTGATAGCCACGCGCGCCGGCGAGATGCACCTGGCACAGGTTGTCCATCAGGGTGTTGTTCCACCCCTCGAGGTTCGCCATCGACAGCATGCGGAGCTCGTGGACCGTGCGCTGCTGCGTCATGCGACCGCCGGGATCCACACCGCCACGCGTCTGGTCGATGGTGATCTCCTGCGAGGCGAACTTGAGGTTCATCATCCGGCCGGCGAGACGGCGATCACCCATGATGGGCTTGCCGTTCACGACGTCGATGATGTCGACGCTCACCTTGTCACCGGCGCCCTTCGAGAGATCACGAATCTCGACGATGGGGTAACCGCTGGAGGTTTCCTGACGCAGGCTGCGCGCCGCGTCGCCCTGCTTCGGGACCGGGCCGGTCATCTTGCCGCGGAAGGTCTTGCGCCGCGACAGCTTGGTGAACAGCCCGACCGAAAACTTCTTGACCGCGCGGGGATCACCCGCCGGGATATTGGTGCTCGGCATGACGTTTACTCCTTATCCATGCCGGCGAAGCCACTCGTCGATGTCCTCATTCGAGTACCGATCGACCTTCGCCGCGAGCGCTTGCGGGGACATATCGTCCTCGCCTTCCTGCTGGCTCTGGCTTGGCGTGGCTCCGCCAGGGATGTCGCTGATCCCGGCGGGCACATCGTCCTGCTTGGACGACACGGCAGCACCCTGATCGGTCTTGGCCTGCTGGCCGTCGTCGCTCTTGGTGTCGCCGCTGCCCGCCGGGGCTGGGTCATGCAGGTCCAGCTCGGCCTTGGTCAGCTCGACCGCCTTCTTGAACCGCTCCTCCAGGGGCTTGTCCGCCCATCGAGGGGATTCGCGAAGGCGCTGGTCGTGCGCCACGGCCGCAGCCCATGCGTCGCCGTTCTCGGCCTGCCACGCGGACAGGTCGGGGTTGGCGTCGATGTGCGTCTGGATCTCCGACTGCGTCTTCTGACGCTCACTGGCCTCGCGTTGCTGGGTCTGCTTGCGCATCTCCTGCATCGCCTGGTGCGCCTCGTTGGCGCGCGCATTGGCGGCCTTGATGGCGTTGACCAGCTCGGCCGGGTAGTCGTCCTCGTTGAGGCCTTCCAGCGGGTCGCCCTGCTGCTGAACCTGATCGCCCTGGGCTTCCGCGTGCTCGGTCAGTTTCTGGCGCATCTGCTCCAGTTCCTGATCCTTGCGCTTGGCTTCCTGGGCCTGTTCACGCAGCTGGCTGTTCTCGCGCTCGGCTTCTGTCGCCCGGCGCCGCGTCTGTTCCAGCACGTGGTACGGGATGACGTTCTTGCCGTCGCGCGTGAGCACGCCGTCGGGTTGCTGCTGGTCGGTGCCTTCACCGTCGCCGGCCTTGGCCTGGTCGCTCTGCGACTGGCCGCCGTCTTCGGTGTCCTTCGACTTGTCCGCTTCGGCGCTAGGCGCCGCGGCCTGCGAAGCCGCTCCGGTATCGCTGTGCGAATCGTCGTCTCGGGATAGAGCTGCGGAGAAATCCCCGCCCTCGTCGAGTTCCTTGCCGAGCTCGTCTTCCAATGCTCGAAGATCCTCTTGGTCGCTGTTGTCCTGCATGCTTGCTCCTGTCTCGTGGGAGTCACGTGGTGGGATGCCGTGATGTCCGCCACGGCGCGGAAACGAAAAAGCCGCCTCGGTGGGCGGCTTCGGTGATTCGGTTTGGCTGGCCTACTGCCAGCGGTAGAGCAGTTCTTCCTCCTCCTCGGGAGGCGGCTGCTGTAGCTCGCGCAGCTTCTGCGCGGTCTCGGCGCGGGTCTGCTCGGTCTCGGCCTGCGTGTGCTCGGCCTCCAGCGGCAGCTGCTGCGTCTCGGCCGTGGTCTGCTGCGCTTCGGCGGCCTCCTTCTCGGCGCGCGCGGCGCTGTAGCGGGCGTCGCCCTGCTCCTTGGCGATACGGGCGCGCTCCAGCTCGGTCGCCATCTGCTCCTTCTCCTGCGCCTTCTGCGCCTTCTGTTCAGCCTGGGCGCGCTCCTCGTCCGTCATCTCCTCGGCGCTCTTGCCCACGCCGGTCAGCTGGCGGATGCGGTCGGCGATCTTCTCGCGCTGCGGCAGGTCGCTGGCCTCGATGACCATGTCGAGCAGCGGCGCCTGCAGATCCGGCGGCAGCCGCTTCACCATCTCGGCCATCTGCTGGTACTGCTGGGCGCGGAAGGTCGCGCTCTGCGGCACTTCGTCGACAGCCACGGTGACGTTCGCGCGCGTGACGTCGTTGTTCAGCACGCGCTGGCCTTCCTTCTCCTCGGGCTCGTTGAGCTTCACCACCCGGCGGCCGTTCGGGCTGTCGACCGTCACCTGCTTCTGCCGGCCCTTCAAGTCCTCGACGATCAGGCTCATCAGCAGCTTGCCGACGCGGTTCTTGGCCTGCCGGTAGTTGCCGTTGATCTTGGCCAGCGTGGTCGTGCCCTGCTCCACTAGGCTCTGAATCGCCTTGCCCGAATCCGCGCCGCTCTCGCCCTTGCCGAGCATCGACTGATAGATGCCGCCGGCGTCCTGCAGCGTCTGCTTCGAGTCCTGATAGACCTGGAACTGCTCGCTGTTCAGGCTCTGGTTGTCATCGACCCGGAAACCCTGCGCGTTGCGGCGCTCGGGGTTGGTGACGATGTAGGCGTCACGGCGCGCGGCCTCCATGCGCGTGCGCTCGTGGTCGTCCACGGCGTCGCGGTCGGCGATGACCCGGCTGGCCGACAGGCCCCACAGCATCTTGCTGCGCCGCGCATTGACCTCGTCCTGCAGCGGGCGCATCCGTCGGATGATCCCGTAGGGAACGCGCGTGCGGCCTTCCCGGTAGCCCCAGAACGGGATGTAGGGGAAGTCGTTGTGGTTGAAGGGCGTCGGCCGGTCGTCGATGCACAGGCCGCCGATCCAGAACGCGCGACGCGCCTTGGCGACCACGCCGCGCTTGACGGCCGTGATGCCGCGCTGAACCGCGGCGATGTGCAGCGGGTTGTCCTTCTGGAACTCGATCACGCGCTGGTCGGACGTCGTGATGACGTCGACGTGATGCCAATCGCGATACCAGACCTCCTCCAGCTGCAGGCGGTTGCGGTCCAGGTCGATCCAGTCCAGCTCGGTCGTGGTGTAGTCCCGATAGTGCTCGCCGCCGCGGCTGTACAGGTCGGCCTCGAACAGCCGTCGGCCGTCGACCTCCTCGCCCGTGTAGTAGGGGCCCAGCTCGCGGATCTGCTTGGCCTTGTGCGGAAAGACCTTCTCCAGGTGGTCGCGGTCGTAGAAGCGCCGGCGCAGCAGGTAGCGCGCGTCCGACAGGTCCGGCTCCTCCGAGCGCGGATCCCACCAGAACTCGCGCCAGTCGCGGCGCTTGATCCGGTACTGGTAGCGGAAGGGATCGGGGCTGCGGCTGACCTCGACCCAGCCGATACCGGCGCGCACCTGGTCGGCATAGGCCTCGCCGCACTCCTCGTCGGCGTCGGTCATGCGCTCGGCTTCCTTCACCTCCTTGCTAAGCGCCAGCGCCACGTCGTCCCAGTCCTCGCCGGCCGGGCGGCACACCCAGTCCGTGCGGCCGCGCACCTCCATGCCGAGGATCAGGTCGATGGTCGGCGCCACCAGGTTGACGACGACAGGCGGGATGCCCCGCTCCTCCATCGTCTGCAGCGCCTCGCTGTTCAGCTGGTTGCCGTCGTAGTAGTCCTCGTTGACCTGCGCGTCCAGGCGCCATGCCGGCTGCTGGATCGCCTCCCAGCGATACTTCGTCAGCTGCTCGAAGCCGAGCTTGTCCTTGCTGCCGGCCATCAGACCCAGCCTCCGGCGCTGCGACGCGGGTTGGGCGCGCCGACATCACCGCCGGCCGCCGCGCCCGCGAACGTCAGAACGAACGAATCCGCGCGGTCGGGGCTGCGGCCGTTGTCCTTCTTGTACTCGGTCTTGTCTTGCATAAGCAGCAGTCCGTCTTTGTGCCGATAGCGCATGGCGCATAACTGAGCGGCCAGCTCCCCGTCCCGGGGTAGGCTGACCGGCGGCTCGTTCAGGTAGTCATTCGCCCGGCGCCACATGAGGGCGCGCAGGTTCCAGTTCCGGTTGTCCTTCAAGCGCTGGCCGGTGTGCACGCCGCGCGTGACGTTGGCCCACCGACCGAGGCGCAGCTGGTCGAAGGCGCTGACGCCCGGCCCGTCCAGCTCGATGACGATCTCGGCGATGTGCTCGCCGCCACTCTCTAGATCCGCGCACAGGCCCTCGACCACGCTGGCCAGACCCGGCCCGCTCAGCCCCTTGCGCGGCACCTGTTCTTTGGTCAGGCGCCCCTTGCGCGGGGTGATGACCGCCTCGTCGTCTCCGAAGTGCGCCGCATCCACGCCGAGGATCCAGCCGCCGACGGCGTCGACGTGCGCCGGCCCGTTGCGCTGGGCGTCGCTGACCGCCTCACCGTCGATGTAGGCGTCGGCGATCGACGCTGTGTAGTTGATGTCGATCTCGCGCGCGACGATCGCCGCGTCCAGATTCTCCTTCTGCTTGGCGTACCAGGCGTCGTCCTTCCTCGGGTCGTCGCTCCAGTGGAAGGTGAAGACCGGCACCCTGCCGCTGTGCCGCTTGCGGGCGAAGGCATCGCCGGCCGTGTTCGGGGTACTGACGTCGATGTTGCAGTTGGACGTCTGCGACAGCGCCGCCTCGATGCTCTCCTGATTCTGGATAAACGCCTTCTCGTCGACGATGTACATCGCCGCACGGTTGCCGCGGCCGATGTTGTCGCCGGCCTCGCCCACGATGGCCGCGTCGTTCTCCGGGTTGATGAGCCGCATGTACGGCGCGTGCTTGCGCCGGTCGAAGCCGACCGGCCGGAACTCGGGCGGCAGCAGCTCGATGAACTGGCGCAGCTTCCAGAAGATCGACTTCGGGTCGCCGATCTTGTCGACGTACTCCTCCTTGCGGCTGCCGAATCCGAAGACCGTGGCCGGATGGAACAGCCACATCCACGCCGCGAAGCCGGCGCAGAGCCACGTCACGCCCATGTCGCGCGACTTCTCGACCAGGCCGTTCTCCCGGCCACGCCAGCGGTCGTAGAGCCAGTCGATGAACTCCCGCTGCTTTGCAAACAGCAGGAAGGGCACCACCACGGGCAGCCCGACCTCCGCATTGCGCGGGTCCGAGGTCATCCCCCAGTCGTGGATGAAGTCGGCCGGGTGCTCGGCGTAGTAGGCCTTGATCGCCGGCAGCGCCTCCGGGTCGTCCTGAATGCTCTTGAGGCGCGCCACGCGCTCGGCGTAGACGGCGCCATAGTCCGGATTGCGCCAGTCGAAGCCCTCAGTCTCGACCGGCGCGGCAGCTTTCATCGCCTCCTACTTGTTGCCGCGTATGTGCTTCATGTAGGCCTCGCTGGGATCAATCTGCGTGTTGATCTCCAGCGGCTTACCCTCCGGCGTCGAGTGCTCGACCTGCGACCGCTGCGAGAACCGATCCGGCGCCATCCGCTCGGCGCGCCACAGCTTGTTCTTGCTGCGCGCGATGCGCAGCGTGACCTGGTGCGGCAGCAGCTTCGCGCCGTCATCCGGCGGGTCCAGATCGTCGTGCGACATCTGCACCAGCGCCTCGGCGCCCATGCGCTCCGCCTCGTTGGTTTCCTGCGGGAAATCGCGGCGCAGCCGGTAGTACATCGTGTTGTAGATGATCCCTTCCTTGTAGCAGGCGCCCATGATGGTGTCGCCCTCGCACACGCGGTCGAGTACCTTCTGGCACTGCTCGTCGGTCAGGCAGCTGCTGCCAGGCGGCCGGCCGCGCTTGCCGGTCTGGCGGTAGGCGGCGGGCTTGTCCTTCGTAACCGCCTTCGCAATCTTCCGCTTCGGCGCAGCCTTCTTGGCAGCCGCCTTCTTGGCCGCGGTTTTCTTCGCGGCTGGTTTGGGTTGTGCCATAGAGGCCTCTATCTAGTTCACTGACGCGAGCCGCGGCTGATCACTGCGACGGGCGCGCCGGATGATTCGCTGGCGCGGGACCGGTTCCTGCAGGTGGTCGTTCGGTGGAATGCGTAGATGGCAGCTGGGGAGCGGCCGGTGACGGCGCAGGTCAGGTCGTATTGCGATTAGATCAGGCGCCAATACCGAGGTTGTAGTGTTGCTGAGCGACAGCGGTAGTGGGGGCGTAATCATAGAGCGCAACTTCGTCGATAGGCCCGTCGTGAGGGCGAAGATCGTCATTTAACTGCTGATTGCTACAGCCCACGAAAATGCGCGTCTCCGCAGTCGCCAGCGATAGCGCTGAGCCACCTGTTCGCGTTCCCGTTCTCTCAACGCCGTTCAGAATCATGTACGGGTCGTCGGTATCCACAGCGCCCGACGGGACGACGAAAACGCAGTGCGCAGGCGCATCGTCTGCAATCGGGCCGTACCACAGATTTCCGCCGTTGTGCCGCCATCGGATGCCAAGTTCCCCGCCCTCGTACTCGAATACCAGATCTAGCGCTTCGCCGTCGTTCTCTGGGCTGCCAGTACCAAAAACCCGCTGATCATCACTGACAGTTTGCGCCTCGGCCCAGAACTCAATTGCGCGGGCCGCGGCGCCTGATGGGAACCAGGACCCTTGGGCAATATCGACAAAGCCGGCAGAAAAACGGACAGCGGAATTGCCGCCTACGACAAGGGGCGAAACACCCTGCGTGTAGGTGCCGCTATACGTGCCATGACGCCCGTTACCGCTTGCGTCGTTTGCCGTCGCCCCCGAAGTCTCGTCGAGCCGCCAGTACAGGACTGGCGACGCAGCTAGGACCGCGTCGCTATACGTTGCTGGGGGCGCCCCACTTGCTGCCGCGCCCATCATCATCCGCCGCCCCCGCATCAGAACCCGCTCCCCGCCATCATGGCGTCGACGGTCGTGCCCCCGTCGTCTGTCCGCAGGATGATCCGGTCGCGGCCGGAGCTGCTGAACGTCGGCGCGCCGGCGTCGCCCCAGTTCCAGCTGCCGGGCAGCGTCACGGTGTGCGCGCCCCAGTTCACGGCGACGATCTCCATGTCCGCGGGCACGCCGCTGGTTGGCCAGTTGCTGTGCGCCACCGTCAAGTCACCGCTGGCCTGCAGCCGCTGCACCTTGGCCGCCGAGTAGTCGAACGTCACCGTCCCGGTGCCGACCGGGCCCTTGTCGACGTAGTTGGTGAGCTGCTCCACCTGCGCCTTGTCGGCGTCGGTGTAGGCGTTGGTGTCGGCTTCCCCTTCGTAGGCCGCCTTGATCTCGGCGCCCGTCTGGTCAGCCGTAGCGCCGGACTCGATGCCGTTGAGCTTGGACTTGTCCGTCGAGGACATGAAGCCCGCCTCGCCGGTCGTCGCGTTCGTGTGCTGGCTGCCGCGGCCCTGGTTGCCATGCGGGTGAACGTGGTCGCCGCGCGAGGCCTCGGCAGCGGTGCCGGCGCTGGCCGTGCCGAGTGCCGCGGGGGCGTCGTCCTCGAGCGACGTCGCGCCCGGCGCATCCTGCCAGCCGCGGTTGCCGCTGCCGTCCGTGGCGTAGAACTTGTTGTTGCCCGGCGACGGCGTGTCACCCACCAGCTGCAGGTCATCGTCAGCCGAATCGACCTCGATGCTGTTCTTGACCTCGGCGAAGATCGCGCTGCCGACGCTGGCCTCGGTCGCGAAGCGGTTGACGTTGCCGTTCTCGTCCTTGGTCGCCGGGACGCCGCTGTCGTTGATGAAGAACCAGACCTTACCGGCAGCCGCATTCGCGATCGCGGCGGCGGCGGTCTTCACCAGGCGGATCATGCGCCCACCTCGATCAGCCGGCCGTCCAGCTTGAGCGCGCCGTCGATGATCAGCTCGTCAACGATCAGCAGGTTCTCGCCCTCGTCGACCACCACCTCCTCGCCATCGGGGATCAGGTAGAGCGAGCCCGTGCCGCCCCCGCCGACGCCCTCGGGGATCATCGTGGGGTCAACCTTGCCGTCGGCGTTCAGCGCCGGGATCTTCCCCGCATCGGCTGCGCCGGCGCTTTCGTCGATCGCCTCCTGCTCGGTGATGTTGTAGGTGCTGGTGTCGCGGCGCAGGTACTTGTCGGCCATTAGGCGCCCACCCGCCAGATCACGAATACGGCCTGGGCGATGATCGCCAGCACCATGCCGACCACCAGCTTGTTCGTCGTGCCCGTCCGATTGCTGACCGTTTCAACGCTTGCAGCAGCCCGCTCGACCATTGTCTCGACCTTGGACTGCCGGTCGCGAAGTTTTCCGATCTCAGTCCAGAGCTTGTGGTTCTCCTGCCGAAACTCCTCGCGCACCGAACCCTGCTGCTCCTGCATCTGCGCGATACGCGCGAGCTGGTGGGTGATGGTCCCCAGCTGGTCGCGTACATAGGGGTAGAAGTCGTCCCGATCCCGCTCGAGCTGCGTCAGCCGATGCTTCATCAGCTTCGTTTCACCACCGTCATGGTGGTCTTGCTCTGGGTTAGATGCACTCATTCCACCGTCTCGCTGTTGCGTTTCACCCATGTCTGCAGCGCCCGCATCCGGTTCAGTTCCCGGTTGCAGGTTTCGAGGTCTTCGGCGATGGCTTCTCCGAACGCTCCATCTCGATCGTCTGGAGCTTCGCCGGCGGCTCCATCAGCCACTCCGGCGGCGCCGGGCACGTCCGGATCACCTTGGTCTCCGGTGTCGTCGCGCACGCAGAGAGCACGAGCGCGATCCACAGCACGACCCACAGCGTCAGCGTCAGCTTCGCGGTCCTGTTCATACTCGGCCCTCGCCAGTTCGCTTGCGGCCAGGGCCCGGGCTTCCGCCTCGACCACGGCCTCGTCCAGTTCCACCTGCAGCGCGCGCGTCTCGGCCCGCGCCTGCAGTTCTTCGGCCTCGGCGGCCTTGAGCTTGATCGTCTGCACGGCCAGCGCGCCGGCCAGCATCGCGATGACGATGGCGGCAGTGGTTCCCGTCACGATCAGCCCCTTGTTGCGTGCGGCCCAGCGGCCGATCAGCGCCCACATCAGCGCATCCCGCCCTTGGCGAATGACTCGATGGCGCAGTTGCTCATGTAGGCGATCATCGGAGCGCAGCCGACCCACATCGCGGACTGCGCCAGCGGCCGCATATCAGGCGCGCCGTCCGCACCGAGCGCAATGGCCAGCGTGGTCAGCGCGTAGGCCGCGCCGGCAAAGGCCAGGCCCGTCCAGGCCATCCAGCGGCGGTGTCGCCACCAGCGCTCGGGGTCGGGATGTTCGCTCATGCCAGCACCTGGCTCGCGATGCGGTGGCGCAGCCAGCCGTACATGAAACGCTCATCCTTCCGGCGCCGCTCCACCAGATCCACGTAGTAGGCGCCCTGCAGGCAGTTGAGCAGCACGAACAGGGCTTTCTCGCCCTCCGCGCCGCGGTGCTCCAAGTAGTCGGCGAGCGCGCCGGCAGTGGCCGGACCCATCCGGCCGTCCTCCTTCAAGTCCTCGTAGTGCTGGCCGCCGTCGTTCAGCGCATTCAGCGCCCGCTGCAGCAGCCGTACCGCGCGGCGCATGCCGATGTTGACGCCCGTGTCCATGACCTCGGCCGTCACCTGCTCGCTGTACTCGGCGATCAGCTCGAGCCGCGGGCCGGCGTAGTAGCGCGCCAGATAGATGCTGCGCGCCTCGTCCTCGCCCAGGCGCCGGACGTCGTCGGCCGTGCACTCCACAGTCCGCGAATCCTGCAGCGTCTCCAGGGTGATGCCGTACTTCGTCGGGCCGCCGCTGTCGGCCGGGTCGTTGGTGTACTCGTCGCCCTCTGCCCGCAGGATTCCGTCGATGACGTCCTGCACGTTCACGGCAGCATCCCCAGCGAGCGCGCGATGCCCAGCATGAAAAGCAGGCCGGCAGACACCACGGCGATACTCGCAAGCCCCAGCAGGAACAGGGCGAATCCGAAGTCGATCATGGGGTGCCTCCTGCGGCTGGTCGCGCGTTTCACGAGTTATCGAGCGGCCACGGGCCGGCGGATTGCCGCAGTGGCGGCCGGTGTCATGCCGCGCACTGCCTTGAGTCGCCGAGCAGCGCGCCGTGTTTCGTTTGAACCGATGCCGGAGGCGACGATCGTTTCCACCCAGCGTCGATACGCGAGATGACGCAGACGCAGCTCGACCCGCGCCCGTGGCGTTGTCGCGTCGTTCTCAGGCATTCGGCGTCTCCGCTGCGTGCTGTGCGTCCTGGCGGCGCCGTTCGCGCCGCTCCTGAATCTCTGCCTCGACCGCCTGCCGGCGCGCGTCGTCCTGATCCGTTACCGGGCGGCTGGTCGCCCCGCCGTTGGCGGTGGGCTGCCAGCAGCGGGCGGGCCAGATCACGCGGCAGACTTCCAGGACACCCAGTCCTTGGCGCCCGGCTTGCTCACCTCCCCCAGCTGCACCGGCATCGAGATCGTGATCCCGTGCTCGGGGTGCGTCAGCCACAGAGCTTGCTGCGGCGGCTCGTAGGGGAAGTTGTTGGCGAAGGCGTACTCGTCGTAGCCCTTGAGGCTGCCGTTGACGATGAAACGCCGCAGCTGCATGAGCGTGTGGAAGTGCCCCATCAGCAGCGTGTCGTACCCGGTCCCGGTCTGGTTGTCGCGCGACCGCTTTTTGTGGTCGCCGCGCGTGATGGGGCCGATGGGGCCGATCATCCCGTCGCCGCCGCGGAACTGATCGCCGTGCGTCAGCTTGTACTTGTGCCCGTACAGCGTGTATAGCGCGTCCGACCCCTCCGGGATGTAGAACTGAACGCGCTTGTCGCCGCTGAACCAGCGGTCGAGCAGCGAATACAGGATCCAGTCGAAGTTCGTGGCGTTGCGTTGCTTCGCGCGCGGCTTGCGCGTCATTCGGCCGTGATTGCCCGTGACGCAGGGGATGAACACCTGTCCGAACTCGTCGGCCAGCGTCTGAATGCACCACACCTGCACGCCCAGCAGGTCGATCAGCGTCGGCCCGATGGGCATCTCGTTCGTGACCGACAGCTCCTCGTGGATGTCGCCCGTCACCATGTCGCCGCCCAGGGCGTAGACGATGCCCGGGTAGTCCGGGGTGACGACGTGCTCGCGCAGAAGAATCGTCGCCCGCTCGATCATCCGCTGCGAGCGGGTGTGCGCGACGTCGACGTCAAAGGCGTTGCTGCCGTCGATCTCGTCCTCGTTTACCACCTCGCCCCAGTGCCAGTCCGACGCGAACAGCGTCGGCACGCCCGGCGCCTTCGCGCCCTTGCCTCGCTTGGTCAGCCACTTCGGCGGCTTCGGGCTCTGCTCCGACAGGTTGAGCAATTCGCGGCGAACCGCGCGCGCCGTAATGTCCTCCCGCTTGGCCTGCGCCAGCTCCCTGCGCAGCGTGCGAACCTGCTCCGCGAGCTCGTCGGCATGCTCCTGCTCGGTGTCAGCCAGGAAGCTCTCGCGTTCGTCTACTTTTTCCGCCACCAGGGCCTCACTCCGGCGTCACGGAACATCCGCTCGTAGAGCGGGCGCGATCCGTCGATGTCGTACTTCTCGCGCATCCATTTCTGCCAGGCAGCGAACGTGAGGGCCCTGCCCTCCTCTGCGCGCTTGGCAAAGAACTTGGCGTCCTCGATGGCCTCCGGCGGCAGGCTTTCGCCCCGCGGCTGCTGTGCGTGCTCATCGAGAAACGCATCCCGGTCGCTCATAGCTGACCTCCGGATACGAAATAGAGACGCCCGCGCGTGGAGGGCGTCGTGGCTACGGTTGCTCACCGCAGCGCGATTGGGGCCGGTCTCTCCCGGCAGTCACACCGTTTTACAGTCTGACGACGGCTCGGTGTCGCCCTCTCTGGTTCGCGCTTGTGCCGGGTATGCGCAACCCCGCCATGTCCTCTCTTCCGGAGTAGTCACACCACTCTGGCGCCGATATTCGGCGCTTGCCTCTGTCGTAGGTGTCACGGATCGCGGCCGGGCACTCCCGACCCAAACGATAGGCTGGCCCCGCAGAGCGAGGCCGGATACTGGTTCGGCGGTTGGCCGATCAGCGAATTGCAGCAACCCCGGTTAACCGACGCGACCGCCCTAGTGATAGCGGCGCGCCCGGGCGCAGACTTCACGGCTGCAAACTGTTGAGGCCGGATCAGGACTGAGGGTACTTGTTCTCTGCCGCGTTTCGGATGGCGTCTTTGGCACGCTGCCGCTCCACGCGATGCGTCCTTTGCTTGATCCACTTGGCATAGCCGGTGCCGCTCATTGGCCGTCGTGACCAATAGTCGTAGCCGGGCCCCTTCTGTCCTCTGATCGTTCTCGACATAACGACCTCGAATAAAGCCCCGGTGATGCCGGGGCGCCCGCGACGCAGTTGTCATGCGGGTATAAAAAAGCCGCCTCGGGGGCGGCTACATGCGGCGGTGGCAACCTCGGGAGAAGGGAGCAGCTTTCGCTGCGCGCAACGCCGCACGTTAGGGAATATGGTGCCTTGACTTAGGGGCGGCGTCCAGTTTTCAAGTCGCCTGTTTTCAATGGGTTACGTTTGCCAATCTGCCAGCTGGCAACTACTTCTGCCAGCTGGCAAGAATCTTCGTCACATCGCCGCATCGCCGAGCGCATTTCCGGTAAGTGACTGCATACGAAGGAAATATTCTCGCTCTTCGTCTCTTGACCCTAACCTCGTTAGGGCGTATAGTAGGAACCGTGGATAGGGAAACGGCCTACCACCCCATTCCCCGGGACCGGGGAGCAACTGGAGAAACAACATGGCAAACGTTCAAGCAGCAGTTCAGCAGATCCGCGACATCGCCGACCAGATCGATCGCATCGTGCCTCACGAGAGGGATTCGAGCAGTCGGTTTGTCGAGAGCGAAATCCGCGAGACCGCCGAGTACACCCGCTACGTCGCCGACTGCATCGCCACGTGGGATGGTCGCCATATTGACGAGGTAGGCCGGCAGGGCACTGGGGTCCTCGACTACAACGCGATGAAATTCGATATCGCGCAGTTCAAATTCGGATTCCCGGTTACCGATATCGCCGACGCTCTGATCAGTGAAATGGAGGCGGAGGCCGATGCTGCCGATGCCAGCAACGGAGACCGCTGAAATGCGCACCACGATCCAACCCTACATCGAGGAGCCGGTCGAGTTGACGGCGGGCGAACTCCAGGCCGAGGAGGGGCGGCCGCTGACGGTGCATGTTCACGGCTGGGATGCCACGGCATTCGGTGGCAAGGGCGGGCTGTTTGTGGAGCTGCGCTACGCCGGCGCCTATTCCGGCCCCTACAAACGCATGGTGCCGTCTCGCGCCGAGGCTGACGAGCTGGCGTCTGAGTGGCGGGCATCGCTCGGTAACGGTGACCAGTGCGAATGCGCGACGTGCCGGAAAACCAATCCCCACTGAGGTGGGGAAACGGGCGATAGCTCACCTCTGCAGCGAACCGTTCCACGGATCATCCCCGCCTCGGCGGGGAACACGGAGAAACATAGCGCAATGAAAACGACCCCGCAATACCAGCGCCAGCCGGTGGGCAATCACGACCCGAACAGGGTCAACGGGCTATGGAAAAAAATCCGTGCGCTCTGTGATATCGACGACCGAGACGTCGCGGACGCGCTCAACGCGCGCGGCGTTTCGATCAGCCGCTCACGCGTCGCAGCGTGGTCACGGCGCGAGGATAGCGACAAATTCTCGCCGCTTAATGTCGCCGAGCTGGAGGCAGCGCTCGACGCGCTGATCGAGGCCGACCGTGCTGACCGACCTAAGTAACTGGCCACCCTCCCCCGCCCCGACCGATATACGCTCGGCGCGCGAGGCCGCGGGGCTCACCCAGGCTCAGGCCGGCGCGCTGATCTATCGCTCTCCAGAGGTGTGGGCGAGCTGGGAGCGCGGGCGGCGGCCGCTGGATCCGGCGCTGTGGGAACTGTGGCAGATGCGGGCGGAAGATCCGGGGTGGATTGCGCGGGTGTCGATTTAGGAGGCCAGCCGCGCCGCCGCATCCCCCACCAGATCCATCAGCAGGATCTGCTTCGCCCCCCGGCACGTCTCCATCGCCTTGTGCGCGCTGATCCCGCCGCAGCGCTTGCCGACCTCCGGCCAGTCGGGTATGTCCCAGCGGCGCATGCCGTGGACCAGGCGCTGCACGCCGCGGTAGCGCACCGTCACCACCAGCTGGCGCTCGCGGTCCATACCCCGGACGTGGACATCCACCCGCCGGCTCCACTCGTGCTCCGGGTCGCGCTCGACGGCCAGAAGCTCCTCGAGAACCGGGTCGCTGTGCATGCCCTTACCGCGCGGGCCGCCGACCAGCTGGGCGTCCTCGGCCGCGCGCACCGCCGTCGCGCCGACGCCGATCTGCTCGAAACACGTCCGCGCCCACCAGCCCCAGTCCATCAACCAGCGCTCGGCGTCTGCCATCGTCATCCGGTTCGGATATCGCATGCCGTGACCTCCACTTCGAGCTTTCCACCGGGGGTAACCTCGCGGCGCAGGATCCGCAGGTCGATGATCTGGCTGTCGTCTTCCCAGACGCGGGCGCGGGTCAGTGCGTCGATGACCTGCTTGCTGTCCAAGCCGTAGGCGCGCCGGTCGGGCGGGCTCCAGGTGATGACCACGCGCATGGGGCCCGAACCCAGCGACGGCGCTTCCTGTTCCCGGCAGGCCCGCAGCGCGTCGTTTCGGTAGGCGACGGCCTCGGCGCGCTGCGGGTGCGGCAGCGTGAGCGTCGCCTTACGCTCCGGCATGCGCCCTCACCCATCGCGTCAGGTTGATGCCCGTGGAAGCCAGGTCCGCCAGCTGCGCGGGCGTCGCGCGCGCCTTGGCCAGCCAGACACTCATGTGCCGGCGCTCGCCGCCCAGGCTCAGCATCGCCGGCTCGCGCGTGACCTCCCCAGCGTCGTGAAAGATCCGCTCGTAGATCGACCGCAGCGGGAACCGATCGCCGCGCAGGTCTCCCTTCTCACGGAACCAGCGCAGGTAGTCCGGGCAGGCCAGCGCCCAGCGGCTGCACTGTTCGCGCATCGGGCAGCCGTCGTCGCAGGGGCAGCCGCTGGCGTCCTCGGCCAGCGCCTCCTCCAGTGTTCGGGTGCGGGGCATCAGGCGGCCTCTCGGAGTCTTGCAGCGTCGATGTAGGTAACCCCCACCGCCAGCGCCGACCATTCGTGCGACCGGATGCCGTACAGCGGACCCGGCGTCGCCTTCTTGCCGATCGCCCGGTCTTTCCCGGGGCCGTATCGGTCGATCAGCGCCTGCCGGACATTCGGGTCTTTCGCCCGTGCTGATCCGCACAGATTCAGCTTTACTGTGCGCCGATACACCAGCTCATGATCTCCCGGGTAGGCCTCGATGAAGCGCCCGATCCAGATGCACGTCTGGAACACGTCGGCGCCAACAGCCATGCCATAGCTGGCGATCCCCTCGACGGCCAGCATCGGGCAGTCGGGGAAGTGGGCGCCGTACAGCAGTGCGATCAGGTCTTCGTTGTCGCTGATCTCATGGTGCAGGATGCGATCGTCGTCGAGGTGCACGATTGCGCTCTGCTGGGGTCCGGGGTCGATGGCTAGTACGTTCATACGACGCGCTCTCCGCGGGGAACAATCTTGCTGATCGGTTGTTGCTGCCTCGGCGCCCGCTGGCGCGTGCCGGCGACGACCAGGGCGCCATCCATGAACAGGATCAGCAGCGACTCGTCGTTCGCGCGTCGGAACGCTTCCAGCTTCTCCTCGCGCGGCGCCGGCACGTTGTCCAGCCAGTGATGGCAGCCGCTGCAGGCGATGCACCCGAAGATGTCGTGCGCCTTGAGCGACTTGCCCTTGCCGTGGATCTGGAAGTTGCTGTGCGCCCAGACCGACGTCGCCGGGTCGCCGTTGCAGTAGCCCGGCCGGCGGATCGTGCAGTCCCGACCGCGCGCCAGCTTGGTGAGTGCGGGGTTGCGGTAGTTCACGTCGGATCCCATGCGTCTGACCAGACGTCTCGGTTATGCACCCGGCGCAGGTCGCCGGCATCGCTACGGATCCGGCTCACACCCTCCGGCCGCTCGCGCATGATCCGCAGCGCCCGCTCGATCTTGACCACCGTGCGCTGGTCGCCCGGTGCCACCAGCGCCTCGTCCAGCGCGTTCTCGATCGCGTGCTGCTCCACGCCGGTCAGCCGCATGCCTGCCTCCTTCGTGATTGGCGGCGCGGGATGCGGCGCCGCGCCGGGTCTGCTTGGGCGGCCAGGCGGTGCCATTCCTCGTTCGCCCCGGCCGCTTGCTCGGCGTAATCGACAGCGTCTCGGACCCCGGCGAAGAACCGGCGCAGGCTGCGGTGCAGCAAGGCGGCCTCAGCGGCGCGCAGCACCATCCGAACGGCCTCGCGCGCCTCATCACCGGTCAGAGCGTTGGCGATGCTATCGGCGCGGGTCACTGCAGCGCCTCCTCGTCCTGCGGCCACTCCAGCCCGACGCCCTGCCGGCGATATCGGTCGTATACCTCCTGCAGGTACTGGCTCAGCTGCGGCTTCGTCATCAGCGACGTCACCGGGAACCAGCGCATCAGATCCAGCTTCTCCTCGTGGCTGAACCGGCCCTTCACCAACCGGTCGTAGCGCTGGCGGAAGTCCTCGTCGTCCGTCCGCAGGATCGGCACGCCCAGCTCGAGTTTGCACTGGCAGCGCACCTCCTCGGCCGTGCAGTCGCCCAGCTCGCGTGCAATCTGCGCGTACCAGACGTGCGTCAGGGCATTCTGGTCGAGGGAGCGCTTCTTGCCCTCTTTCCACTGCACCTTGAGATAGCGGTGCTGCTTCCAGGCCTCGCGCATCGTGCCGAGGAGCTTCTGCAGGCTGGGCTCGCTGTTGACGATCGTTTCAGGCATCGGCCGCCTCCGTTTCGCTGCGTAGCCGCTGGCGCAGCCGCGCCAGGTACTTGTCGGTGCGCGCGTCGCCCCACTTCTCACGGAGCGTCGCAATGCGCCGCTGGCGCGCCTCCTCGTCCATGTTGACGAACAGCTCCCGGGCGGAGCCCAGCAACTTCCCGTCGGCCAGCTCCGCCTCTCGCCGGGAAATCTCTGCCGGAGTCAGAAGCTCGCCGTTGTAGCCGATGCGGTCATTGGCCTCGGCGACGCCGGCCCAGGTGCGGGTGATGTCGGCGGTCATGCGGCGCTCCGGATCTCGGTCAGGAGGTCCGTGACGACCGGCGGGCAGACGGCGTTGCCGAGCATCTGCGTGGCGTCGCGGTGCTTGGCCGGCAGGCGGTAGGTGGACGGGAAGCCCATGGCGTCCCGGTACTCGCCGGCGGTGAGCATTCGCGTGCGGTCGCCGTCAACGACGCCCCATCGGTCAACGGTGGTAATAGTCCCGATCGGGCGACTAAGCGCTCGCCCAGTGCGACCTGACCCGCTGGAGTAGTACGGCATCACGAAGCGCTCGCCGAAGCGCTGGCGCCCGCTCTGGATGCGCGCCTTCGTTGCGTCGGCACGACCTGGCTTGTCGATCGGCGACCAGTTGCCAGCGTCGAACCGGATGAAGGACGCCGCCGGCACGCGCTCCCGCGGCGCCATGCTCAGCATCAGCGGGCTGCGCGTCCGGGTGCAGACGATGTAGACCCGGCGCCGGTGCTGCGGCACGCCGTGGTCAGCCGCGTCGATGATGTGCGGCGCAACCTGATAGCCCAGCGCCTCGAGCGCCTGCCTCCAGACCGGGTACAGCTGCCAGCGGCAAAACTCCGGCACGTTCTCGACCACGATCACGCGCGGCTGGTGGAACTCGGCGCAGCTGACGACGGCCCATGCGGTGCTGCGCGTGGCGTCGTGATGCGGGCGATCTGTCCCACGCGCCCGGCTGTGCCCCTGGCAAGCCGGCGAGGCCAGCAGGATGTCGTGCGCCGGCACGCGCGACCAGTCGGCCTGGTGCAGGTCCTGGCAGCTGTGCTCGGTGTCCGGGTGGTTGTCGGCGTGCACCTGCACGGCGGCCTGCCAGTGGTTCGCGGCCCACAGCACGCGGACGCCGGCCTGTGTGGCGCCAGCGGTGAAGCCGCCCGCGCCGGCAAATAGATCCACTGCGGTGGCCCAGCTCACGCCGCCCCACCCAGCTTCGGCAGAGACTCGCCTGCCGATCGCGCCTCACCAATCTGTCGGACGTTCTGGCTGCTGTGAATGCCGAGCTTCGACCGCGGCGTGCCCGGCGCCTCCATGCACTTGTAGGCGTCGATGAACTGCTTGCGCGCCCACGTCAGCTGGCGCGTCTCCATCATGCAGAATGACTGCCAGCCGCCCTGATCTTCGATAGCGGCCAGTGCACGCGGGTCTTCGATCGGGCAGTCCTGATACGGGCCGGTGTTGCGCAGCGCCTCCAGCGCCTTGCCCCATGCGGATACCGCCTGCGCCTCCAGGTCGGCCTCCTGGTCCCTCGCCGATCCTTCAAGCCTGCGGATCACGTCGGCCGGCTTCGGCATCCACTGCCCGGATTCCGGATCTCGGACATGGGCCCGGAGCGCGTGGTCGACGTCGTCGAGCGAGTGATCGCCGAGCGTCGCCCACCACAGCCGCAGGGACGCGGCGGTCACCTCGCGGCCGTAGATTTCCGCCATGCCCGTGACCAGCTCCGCAAACTTCGCCTTGTCCTCAGTGCGCATTGCCGCCCTCCTCTTCGAGCCATTGCTGTGCGGCCGTCGCCGTCCTGCGGGCAGCGGCGGACATGCCGGTCATATCCGGGGCGTCAGCCAGCCGGAGGAACTGATCGACGTGCTTGGCGTCCCGGCAGATCAGCTCGATGTCGTCGTACCGGGTGGCTCGGTCGTTCTCGCCCATGTGGTGCGGTGATCGGGTGCAGCCGTCCACCGCGGCGATCAGGTCCGATGCGGTGTAGCCGTCTTTCAGCCGGTCCCGAATCCGGGACATGCGCTTGTCGTCGAGCTTGGCCTGCGGGTGCTGCATGACCCGCTGCCAGTGCTGGAAGACGCGGTGGATGTCGTCGGCGTAGCGGTTCGCCGGTGGCTTGTCCGTCCGTCCTTGCGAAACTGGGGGGATCTTCGGGTGATTGCTCGCCGTCGAGCCGCTCGGCTCGACAGGGTCGGTAGACCCAAAGTCCTGTTCCTGTTCCTGCTCCTGTTCCTGTTCCTGTTCCTGATTCGCCATAGCCTTACCGGAAGGCTTCGGCGAAGGCTTCACGTCAGGCTTTTCGCAAGACTCAGTGAAAGCCTTTAAGTAGCTGTCACCAAAGGATTTCAGAGCCTCGCATAGCGCCTCATAGGCGCGCGCTTTTAGGGGGCATTCAGGGAGAATGGCCCACTCGGCAGCCCAACTCTTGACGACGTTCGGAGACTCCGGCTTGTTCGACTCGATAGCCTTCGGCAGCCACACCAGTCGGGCCCCAAAGTCGGCTTCCGCCATGCCTTGATCGAAGACTTCCTGAAAGGCTTTGTCGAAGGCTTCCTGATCCCAACCCAACTCCTCAGCAATCGCCGCGCGGCCAGCGCGGAACAAGCCGGGGATGGGGCCAGTGTGCGGCCCGGTTAATAGGTGCAGCCATAGCCCCTGTCCGCAAGGAGGTATTGGGGATAGCGCGCGGAACTTGCGATCGCTCCAGGTGCGAACCTCAACCTTCCGGTAGCGGCTCATGATTGGCGCCCCATTGCAGCCAGGACGTCCCTCTTGTCTTGCTTCTGCTTCCGCCTGTTGCAGGTTTCGCACAACACCTGCAGGTTGTCTGGAGTGCTGCGCCCCCCGGCCTTCAAGGTCAGCACATGGTCGAGGACTAGCACCAGCTGCTGGGCATCGCCCGGGTGACCACACCACAACGCGGAACGACCGTCGTAGTCCGTTGGGACATCAATAGCGGCGGCAAGGCATTTTCTGCACCGGTAGTTATCTCGGTGCATCACATAAGCGCGCAACGCCGCATGAAGGGGGTACTTAAACTTCAAGCGACGCGGGCTTCTTACCTCCGGCCATTGACGGCCTTTGTGGTCCGTCCAGAAACCTGCGATCTCCTGTGTGCCCAACCGCACAGACGGCACTACAGCAGGCTTGCGAACATCACCACCATGGACAGCTATGTGCCGACGCCTGAGAGGCAACAAGACTTGGCCATCCGAGCGCATGGCTACCGGCCCTCGGCCGGCCCAGTTCCGGCACTGCCGCGGCCGCGCTGGATCAGTAGCTTGGTCATCGTCGCCCGACCCCACAGGTGCTCGTAGATGAGATCCCGCACGTACTCCGACTTCGACTTCCCTTCCGCGCACGCCAGCATTGCCAGCGAGTCGTTGGCGTCCTCGCAGATCCACGCCTTGCACTCGGCGGTGGCCTTGCCAAGCGGGTCCGAGCCCCGCGCGAAATCCGTTGTGTCGTTCATCCCTAACTCCCGAGGTGTGAAGTGAATCGCTACCTTGTGCAGGTGCGCTGCTCTGCCGGCACCACGGACCGCGAACGCATGAGCGCGTCCACAACCCGCATCCGGAACCTGTTGGCCGCGGTCAGCGGCGATGACTGCTCGACGGCCTGGACATCCCTGTGCGGGACGCTGTGCGGCTTCGTGCTGCGCACGGCCATGCCGGCGGCGTCCCTGCATCGCGAGATCGCGCTGCGCGGCGCCGTGCGCGAGACGGACCATCTGCTGGTCGTCGCGCTCGGTAGCGACTGGTCCGCCACCGGCTTCGAGGGATGCGCCGGATGGCTCCGGCGCAGTGATGGATAGGATTCGCTGGCCTTTCGTCTCGCGCTCCGGCACCGTTGGCGCTCGGGAGAAAACAAGGGAGAAGGGCCATGGCAAGTCGCGTGTATCTGGTGCAGATCCGTTTCGCAGACGGGGCCGACCAGCGGCGCATCCTGGAGTCGATGCGCGAGATCAACGACCTTCTCAGCCGCATGTCGGAATCCGGCGCGCGCATCGCTTGGACGGCTGCCGAGAACCAGATGGTCGGCCTCCTGCTGAAATCCGAGAAGCCGGCCCGGGCGATCTTCAACGAGATCCACTCCCCGATGACCAGCACGGCCAGCCCGTTTCTCTCCGGCGATCAGGCCATCGTCCTCGAGGTTGGCGAGGACATGGCCGGCAACGGGTTCAGTTCCTGCTGGGCGTTTCTCCAGCACCGGTAGGCGGGTCGCCGAAGATATCGGCCATCCCAGCCTGTGCGATGGCATCACGGTTGCGCTCGATCCATCGGTACAGGCGGGACTCCCCCGCCGCCTCAAGGAACCACCGCTTGAGCGGATTGCGCCGGATGCGCCGGCCAAGCTCGACTTGTGCTTCATCCATGGGGATGCCTCTGCAGGCGGTGTTGCTGAATAGAAAGCGGCCGCAGCGGCAAGCGCCAGCGGCCGAGATGGCCAGCGGCGTAGGGGGACGCCTTTTGCTGGCCCAGGGAGAGATGTCGAATGGATTACGATTCGATGCCGATGGGGCTCGTCATCCGGTACATGCGTCGTTGCGTTTGCGCGGTCTCCAACCACCGCTGGCAGTTCCGCGGGCGGTCCTTGGAGGGCGACAAGCTCTTCACGTGCACGCGATGCGGCAAGCGCATGGTGGGGCGAAGTGTTGTCCGATGGAGCTGAAGTCACGCGGCCTTCCCCGTAACGCCGCAAGTGACCACGTAGTGAATGCCGTTGCCGTCTCGCAGCCACGTGACTTCTGGGCACAGCTCCTCGCAGGTGACGGCGCCGTCGGTAGCTCGCTCGACGTTTGCGGCTTCATCCCGCGGCACGCCGCGCTTACGCCAGTTGCTGACACGTTGTTTGCTCACGTTCAACGCGCGCGCAAAGGCCGCTGGTCCGTTGAGCATTTCGATTGCCCTGTCGAGAGCGTCGGTCGCGTGATGTGGCTTGCCCATGTGCGCAGTTAACACCACGTGTACGTCTGCTGTCAAATTGACGTGAACCCGAGCGTAAACCCGCCGTTTACGCTTGCTGCTATGGATCTTCAGGAACGCCTACTGAAGCGGCTGCTCGCTTTGAAGGAGAGTCAGTCGCTGCGTGACATTGATGTCGCCGATATGGTCGGCGTCTCCAAAGCCGTCTGGGGTAACTGGAAAACGCGCGGGCGTGTCTCGAAGGACGGTGTCGTCCTGATCGAGAAGAACATGCCGAATTTGATGACGGTCGGCCCGGAGCTCGACGATGCCCGCATGCGCGGCGCGAAGGTCAACGTGATTTCCTACGTCATGGCCGGAGAGTTCGACCCAGCAGTCGATCCATACCCACCTGGCGACTCCGGCGAAGAGCCTTTGTCCTGCCCGGTGCCGCATTCCGAGCATGCCTTCGCGCTGCGTGTCCGCGGCTCATCCATGACGGCCCCTTACGGGCGCAGCTACCCGGAAGGCTGTTACATCTTCGTGGAGCCCTTAAAGCGGTCGCCTGTCACGGGCGATCGGATCATCGCGAAGCTCGCAGAAAGTGACGAGGTGACCTTCAAATGCTACATGTACGAGGATGGACGCCAATGGCTCAAGCCGCTGAATCCACAACATCCGCCGATCCACGAAGAGTTCCGCGTTCTAGGTACCGTTATCGGCAAGTGGGAGCCGGAATAGTCCTTGCCCTGCTATGTGTGTCAGAGACGATAGCGAGCGATGCCTATCAATGGACCAAGCATCGCGTCGCGGTCAACGTGCAGTGCGAAGATGAATCGGTACGCTCCCAAATCTCCAGCTTCATCCGCAGAGAACTACGCGATCTTGGTGACGTTGTAGTCACTCACCATGCAGCTGATTTCGCTCTAGCGGTCGTCGCCATTCGGTGGGATTCGCGTGAGACCGACATTTACGCTGCGTCCGTCCTCCTAACCGAGTCCGCGATGCCTCCCAGCCGGTTCTTGCGCCCCACAGACTTTCCAGAGGACCAGATTAAGTTGCTGGACGAGATGTATGGCGGAATACCACAAGCGCTCGATCACAACCTCGTCGTGGGCGGAATCCCGTCCATCAAAGCTGCATTCACAGAACAAATTGCCGAGTTCGACGCAGCCTTTCTTGAGCCGGTGCGCCGGTACCGACGGCAGCTCGACGAGCTGTCGGACTAGCAGTAGCGCAGACCAGACCGAACCGCATAAAGAATAACTTTCGGCGAATCAGTCGCTAAGCGACTTTCTACGCCCTCAAGTTCACATGGCGTTGACAGCTATCGTCTACTTGGTGTGTACTGTCTCCACGGTAGTCAACAGGAACCGACGGGAGAACGAAATGCCAAGCCACAACCTCACCACCCTGAAAAGCCGCCTCCGCGCACTGCCCGACTGGCACCCGCGCGCCCAGCGCATCCGGCAGCAGATCCAGGAGATCGAGGCCGAGCGTGATGAAGCGCCGCAGCAGGCGCAGACCGCGCAGACCAACCGCGCCGCGCTGGCGCCCTCCACCTGATACCCACTGGCCGCCCGCTGGCGGCCGAGGAGATTTCCATGTCCGAAAAGGTGATCGAACTACGCACCCGCCGCGTCCTCTGCGACCCGGCTCTACCCAGCACCTACCAGCCCACCCGCACGGTCGAACAGGACGAGCGCGAGCGCGTCTTTGGTCGTGACCACGCGGCGGCCTTTGCCAAGCGTCGTCGGCAGGACAACGACGACGGGCCGGTGGCGGCATGAGCGTGCGCAACGACGGCGGGCCGGCGTTCGCCCACGGCAACCCGGACCAGGGTGGCGCCGCTGGGATGTCCATGCGCGATTACTTCGCCGCGAAGGTAATGCACGCCCTGATTACACGCCTAGAGCTAAAGGATGACCCAAAGAAGGTTCCAGGGGTTGCGTACGCGGTGGCTGACGCAATGCTCAAGGCGCGGGAGAGCACGCCATGAGTTACGACGACATGCCCGAACGCCCCACGCAGCCATGGGAGCCCAACGTCCCCGGCCCGCACTGGCCTGAGCCGACGAACGCCGACCGCAAGAAGGCGCTCGACAACCTCATCGAGCAGCGCATGGAGTGCCGGCTCGCGAGCGACCTGACGAGCGAGGACGGCCGCGACCGGCTGTTCGAGGACATCCACGAGGCCCTGGCCGGCACCGACCAGCTCAGCGTGCTGTGCATCTGCTACGCCGAGCGGGACGACGCCGAGTTCGGGCGGGTGCTGGCTTCGGTGCTGCGGCGCTACCACGAGTCGCTGATCGGCTCAGAGGCAATCGAGCGCGAGGCCGAGCAGGTACGGAACAACCGGATCGCGAAGCAGCGGCGCGAGGCCGAAGTCGAGCGGGACTACGCAGCCGATATGCAACACCAGCGCTCGGTCGACGACCGGCTGGATCACGAACAGGAGAACGCGGCATGAACCAGGCAGTAGCAGAGCACCACGAATCCGACAACGTCACGCCGCTGGCGCCGGCCGGCAGCAAGCAGCAGACGCTGACGCATCGCTTCGCCGAGCGCTTCCACGTCGAACCGACCAAATTGTTCGAGACGTTGAAGTGCACGGCCTTCCGGCAGCAGGACGGATCGGCGCCGAGCAACGAACAGATGATGGCCCTGATGGTCGTGGCCGACCAGTACAAGCTGAATCCGTTCACCCGCGAGATATACGCCTTCCCCGACAAGGGCGGCATCGTCCCGGTGGTGGGCGTCGATGGATGGGCGCGGATCATCAACCAGCATCCGCAGTTCGACGGCATGGACTTCGAGCAGGACGCCGAGAGCTGCACCTGCACGATCCACCGCAAGGACCGCAAGCACCCCATTCGAGTGACCGAGTGGATGGCCGAGTGCTCGCGCGGCACGAAGCCCTGGCAGAGCCACCCGCGCCGGATGCTGCGCCACAAGACGATGATCCAGTGCGCCCGCGTCGCCTTTTCCTTCGCCGGGATCTATGACCCGGACGAAGCCGAGCGGATCACTGAGGAGAGCGCGACTACCGAGCCGCCGTCCCAGGACGTGCGCCCGGAGCTCGAAGCGTATCCCGACGACCGCTTCGCCGCGAATCTCGACAAGTGGCGGCAGGTCATCCAGTCCGGACGCATGACCCCAGACGAAATCATCGCCACCGCGAGCACCCGCGGCGTCCTGAGCGACGAGCAGAAGCAGCAGATCCGCGACTGCGAAGTCACCGACGCCGAGTTCACCGACGCCGAAGGAGAAACCGAATGAGCGCACAAATCATTGAAGCCCCGCAGGGCAGTGAGGCCTGGCACCAGCACCGCGCCAACCACTACAACGCCAGCGATGCGCCGGCCGCCTTCGGACTGAGCCCGTACAAGAAGCGCGCCGACCTGCTCGCCGAGCTGGCGACCGGCTACACGCCGGAAGTCGACGAGCACACGCAGCGGCGCTTCGACGACGGACACCGCCACGAGGCGACCGCCCGGCCATGGGCTGAGGAGATCATTGGCGAGGAGCTGTTCCCCGTCGTGCTCGCCGACGAGATCGACGGCCTTCGCCTGTCGGCGTCCTATGACGGCCTGACCATGGCGCGCGACATCGGCTTCGAGCACAAGACGCTGAACGCCAAGCTGGATGCAGCACTCGCGGATGGCGAGATCCCGGAGGAATACCACCCGCAGCTCGAGCAGCAGCTGCTTATCGCCGGCGCCGAGAAGATCCTGTTCATGGCTTCCAAGGGCGACCGCGAGACCATGCGCTACGCATGGTACGAGTCGCGCCTCGACGTGCGCGAACGCCTCCTCGCGACATGGAAGCAGATCAGCGAAGACGTGCCGGCCTACGAGCACAAGCCCGAGAGCAAGCCGCAGGCCGTGGCCGCCCCTGTCGATGATCTTCCCGCCGTCTCCGTGCAGGTCAAGGGCGAGATCAGCGTCGTCGACAACTTCAAGGCCTTCGAGGCCGCGCTGCGCGACTTCATCGACAACCGGCTGATCCGCGAGCCGCAGACCGATCAGGACTTCGCCGACCTTGACTCGCAGATCAAGGCGCTCAAGAAGGCCGAGGCTGCGCTGGACTCGGCCGAGCAGTACGCCATCGCACAGGTCGCCTCCATCGACGAGATGAAGCGCACCAAGACCACGCTGCACGAACTGGCGCGGCAGAACCGGCTTATGGCCGAGAAGCTGCTGGAAGCCGAGAAGAAGAACCGGCGCAACGAAATCTTCGATCAGGCCCGGCAGCAGCTGCATGACCACATCGCCGAGATCAACAAGGGCCTCGGCAAGATCAAGATGCCCGACGTGCCGTGCGACATCGCCGGGGCAATGAAGAACAAGCGCACGCTGGAAAGCCTCAAGGCCGCAGCCGACCAGGCCGTCGCCGACGCCAAGATCGAGGCCAGCCGCATCGGCCAGAAGATGCAGGCCGGACTCGCGGTCCTGCGCGAAGAAGCCCAGGGCTATGAGGGGCTGTTCCGCGACGCACAGCAGCTGGTGCAGAAGGACGCCGAAGACCTGCGGGCCGTGGTCCGCGACCGGATCCGGGAGCAGAAGGAGGCCGAGGAACAGCGCCGGCAGGAGGAGGAAGCCCGCAAGGCTGCCGAAGCCGCCAAGGAGCATGCTCCAGCGCCCGCGCCTGCCCCGCCGGCCGCCGAACCCTCCCCAGCGCCCAAGGCCGCCGCCAAAGGCGCACAGGCGCCCGCACAGCGTCCGAGCGATGACGAGATCGTGAGCGCGGTTGCTGCGCACTTCGCCGTCAAGCCGGACACCGCGCGCGGGTGGATTGCCGAGATTCAGCTGCGGAGGGCTGCGTAATGGAAGACCGAAAGCTATCGCATCACCTTGTGCCCGGCTTGGAGCTGGCCGCGGTATTCACGCTACCCGATGCCGACGGTGACATCGGCGTCTATCAGGTTGGCCGCGCCGGCATCACACGCATCTATGTCGTCGAGGAACCCGGCCCGATGTCGATGCTGCCATGGGCGCGCGTCGAACACGAAAGCCAGCCGCCGGCACTCATCAACCTGCAACACGTCGAGCAAGTGCGGCTCGCGGAGGAGACCGCCTGATGCGCACCCGCTACCGCTACACCCCAGAGCAGAAAGCCAAGGCCGCGGCTGCCGGCGTGGACATGCAGACGGTCGCCACCCGCGTCAGCGAAGGCTGGGACCGGGAGAAGGCCCTGACCACCCCGAAGCGCAAGCCGGGCGAGTCCGGCCGGAAGAACAGCCGCAACGGCCGCCACCCCTGGACGATGGCGATCAACATCGAGCGGGCGGCTGAGAACCGCCGGGGCGGTGCGTCGTGAAGCTCACCGAATCCCAGATAGCCACCGCCAAGGCCAACGGCCTCGCCCTAGCCACGGTCCACGGCCGCATTCGCCGCGGCATGGACCCGGACAAGGCCGTACACGCAGCACCCGCAGATCCCGCCGCCGGCGGACGCAAGAACAGTCGCAAGCCGGGCCACCAGTGGCGCGGGCGGTTTGCGGGCTGAGCATCACCACCCACACAGGAGCACCCATGAGCAACAGTCACACCAACATCGCGGAGCTGATCGGAGAGCTGAACGCCGGCATCTACGAGCAGCAGATCAACAGCGCGCTTTCGGACATCGCGGCGCACGTCTGCGAAACCGGGAAGGAGGGCCAGCTGACGCTGACCTTCAAGGTCAAGCAGATCGCCGACTCCTCGCAGGTCAGCATCGAGCACAGCCTGAAATCGGTCGTGCCAAAGCTGCGCGGCAAGGTCACCGAGGAGCACTCGACGCAGACGCCGCTGCACGTCGGCCGCGCCGGGACGCTGACGATCTTCCCCGACAAGCAGCAAGCGATGGACATGGGTGCCGGCGCCGCCACGGGCCGCACCGACTCCATCGGAAGCCGCGAGGAGGACAAGTAATGGAAGCCCAGGCCATCCAAGAGATCAAGAGCCTCGTCCTCGCCGGTGAAGGCCGGCGGACGCTGGAAACCGACCGCCCTGCGCTGGTGCTCGACGGCCAGATCCACGACATCGAGCACCTGCATCCCGGCCGCTGCCGGTTCCGCGGCAAATACACCACCAATGTGCTCAGCGAGTTCGTCAACTACGTCAAGGGCCACGGCAGCACGGACGGCTCGGGCGTGTTCATCGACGCCGACAACATGACGGCAACAGCCTTCCTGAACCTCGGCGACGTGGAGGATCCCGGCCATGCCGACTGGCGCGCGGCGCTGCAGCTCAAGCCCACGGCCGGCTATCAGGCGGTGCGCGGGGTGGAGAATCAGGCGCAGTCCCAGCGCGAGCTCGCCGAGTTCTGCGAGGACTGGTACGCCTTCCTGTCCGCGGAGGCCAACGGCGAGCAGATCCCGATGAACGCCGCAATCCACGCGATCCGCGAACTGACGATCGAGCAGCTGAAACGCTCGAAGCACGAGGACCGCGACTTCGGCGCCAGCCGCACGGCGCTGGAGGACATCGAGGCCAAGGCGCGCGGCGAGATGCCGACGCACCTGCTGTTCGAGACGCAGCCCTATCTCGGCTTCGAGCCCCGCCAGATCCGCATGCGCATCTCGGTGCTCACGTCGCACGACAAGCCGGCCCTGAGCCTGCGCGTCGTTGGTCGCGAAGCGCTGGTCGAAGACCTCGCGCGCGAGTTCAAGACGCGGCTGCTCGAGCAGGTCGGCGAGTCTGCCAACGTGTCCATCGGGACGTTCTCGCCGTGAGGATTGCCCTCTACTTCGCCCTGGGCGCAGTGCTCTGCGCTGCCGCCCTGGGCGCGGGTATCGGTGCAGGCATGGCCGCATTCGACCAGCCGGCGCTAGTAGAGCGCCTGCACACCTGCCCCACCACCGAATCCCCGCGCAGCTGGCCGCGGGTTGTAGAGCAGCCGTCCGCGCGGAGTGTCGCGCTGCCGGTATCCGTTGAACCGCTTGAACCGCTGACGCTGGGACCGCGAGCTGTCGGAGCGCGTATGGGCCAGCCAGCAACCACAGATGGCCGCCCCGGCCGGCGCGCTGGGGCGGCTTTTGGGGAGGCTGTATGACAGAGACCGACCTGCTCGGCGATGCAGTACAGCAACTGCCGCCATCCAACGGCTACGCCGCGCAGCCGGGCACCGGCCCGGAGGGCGAGACGTGCCGAACCTGCCGCCACTACACCCGCAAGCGGATGTCGAAGGTCTACCGCAAGTGCGGGCTGATGGCGGAGGTGTGGACGAACGGCCACGGAACAGACATCAAGGCGAGCGCGCCGGCGTGCCGGCGATGGGAGGCCGCATGACCACCGACACCGAAGTGAGGCCTCTGACGGCCCATGAAGCCACGCGCAGCCTGCCGTCGTTACGCGGATATACCGATATTGCGGGCCACGTCGCTGCCATCGCCGACGGCCGCCACGCCGTCTACGACACCGCGACGCACGAAGCCGTGGAGCGCCGCGAACTCGACGCCATGCGAGAGACGATCAAGGCACAGGACGCGCTGCTGGACGAGCGGAAAGCGGAGCTTGAGCGGTTGCGCGGCGGTTGGACGAATTACGCGGGTGACGTGTTTCACACGGTGCGCATGGAAACATTGGAGCGCTACGAAAAAGCATTGACCCAGATCGCTAACTCGACGAGCAGTGACGACCCGTGTCGCGCTCTGGTTGATACGGCGCGATTGGCACTGAAACAGGAGCAAGAGCAATGACCGACATAACTGAAACCTTGCGTAATAGAGCTAATTTTTTTGAGAATCCAGATTACGCCAATAACTCGTTTCCGGGAAGCCTAATAACACCGTTGGCTTTAGAGTTGCGTCAAGCCGCCGACGAAATCGACCGCCAAAATGCTGAGATTCAGCAACTGCGCGCCGAGCTTGCGGAGCGGAATGGGCAGGAGCCGGTGGCTTGGCGGCACGATAATCCCGCGCGCGTTGATGTTATCGCTGACGAAGTGAAACGCTTACTGAATGGAGCCAGTGCGTCATCCGGGCATTTACACAGGACGCTAGACAAAACCGCCCACTACACAATTCCCCTCTACCGACACCCACCCTCCCCGCGCCCGGCGGTGCCGGAGGGCGATAACCACAAACTGGACACCGATGAGCAGGTGTTCTTCTACGAGCAAGAGTTCTATGTCCTGTCGAACTTTTCAGCGTTCACCCTGACCTGGAAGGGGTTGCGATTCGATACGTCGGAAGCTGCCTATCACTGGGAAAAGTTTCCGATGGCGCATGAAATACGCGACAGCATCCGTACTGCAGCATCAGCACATGACGCCTTTCAAATAGCTGCGGAAAATAAGGATCATCGTCGAAAAGATTGGGACGACGTAAAAGTCGATGTGATGAAAGACATATTGCGGGCCAAAGCGCACCAGCATGAATATGTCCGCCGCAAGCTACGAGAGACTGGTCACCGAGAGTTGATTGAGGATTCTTGGCGCGATTCTGTGTGGGGTTGGGGGCCAGATCGGAATGGACAGAACCTGCTAGGCAAACTTTGGATGGAAGTTCGAGAGGAAATGCTCACCGCCGCCCCCACTCCCCCAGCGGACGCATCGGGCGACGGGCGGGAGGCGTGGCGGCCGATGACTGAGTTGCAGAAGCCGGCCGGCGGCCAGTGGGACGGCGTCACCTATGTAGCGGCGATAACCGAGTACGGGAACATTCTGCTCGCGACCGACATGGGCGCGTGGAATATGTACCAGCACCCGGACCCAGAAGAACCGCCGCTGATCGGGTGGTATCCGCTGCCACGCGGCCGGTGGTGGCGCAGAAAATCCGCCGCACAGGCCGAGAAGGGAAGGGATGGCGATGCGTACTAAAGCATCAGATTGGTACGCCCCAAACACTGGCCGGACTCTCTACGGCATCAAGGTTTATCACGAGGGCAAGTGGGCGCACGCGATGCAGGACGGCAAGCCTCTGATTTTCCATTCAGAGCTTGAGAGAGACGAGAAGCGCCGCGAGCTACGCAAGCAGGTCATGCACACCGTCCACGAATGGGTATCGGTCCATAGGCCGTTCCTGCCGGGAGCCGTTTCCGACCGCTCCGGGGAGGCTTGGCGATGAGTAGAGGAATGATTTATTTCCGCACGAACCGACACACGCTTTTCATCCTGCCGACTATGGCTATCGGCACAGAGATGGGATCCGGCACCCCGTTCCTGGAGTTCGCTTGGCTGTTTTGGGCTGTTGGTATTGGCGAGGCCGCGCGCGATGAGTAGGGCGGAGAGCGAAGAAGCCCTGCACCGCAAGCTCGTGCATCTCGGCGACCTCATGGGCGACGGCGAGCACCTCGAACCGGGAGGGGGATGGATCAGCCGAGAGTACCGCCGCATATGCGTGGCGCTCGGCATCGTGAAGCCAAAAACCCGCAAGGCAAAGGACAACGGGCAGGTAGACGCCAGAATGGCGGAGCGTTTGCAGGCCGTGACCTGTCAAGAATGCAGCGGGGCGCTTCGGCAAACGCGATCGGGATCAATGCGCGCGCAGTGCGTCAACTGCGGCGCCAAGTTCCAACTGCTGAGAACAGTGAAGCGCGCCTCGCGCAAGGCGGTGGGCGGTGAGTGAACCTGATATGGAAAGGCAACGGTTCCGGCAGATAGGGCGCGCGACGCCCGGGTCGCCAGCGGGAGACGTTTACGTCAAGGAATCGGCGATAGCGCAGAATGGTTTAGCCGAGTGCAGTCGGCATGTCCGGGAGTTGTTTCAAGCCGCCTATGACCAGAAGCGCGCCTCGCGCGGGAGGGGTGAATGAGCGAGAAGGTCGTCAGCCTACGCCCCGACCCGCACGCTCAAGGCCCGTGCGTGTGCCTGTCGTGCCGCCACGAATGGCGCGGCGTCTGGCCGGTTGGTACGGATGAGCTGGAATGCCCAGCGTGCGGCCTGCTGAAAGGCGTCTCGAAGGGGCTCTACTACCCCGACGAGGGCGAGCCGATCCGGGTTTGCCAGTGCGGCAACGAGTTCTTCCTGATGCGGCCCGACGGGCATTTCTGCCCGGCCTGCGGCCGATACCAGAGGTATGAGTGATGAGCGAATCCGAAAAGGTCGTGCTGTTCCCCGGCATCACGAAGCTCGACCTGCCTGCCGACCGCGTCCTGGATGCCGCCAAGGATCAGCTCGACCGCTGCGTGATCCTCGGGTACGACGCCGACGGGGAGGAATATTTCGCCAGCTCGATCGCCGATGGTGGCGACGTCTTGTGGCTGATCGAGCGGATGAAGAAGGCGCTGCTGGAGGTTCCAGACCGATGACCTACGAACAAGGCCTGACCATAGCCCGCAAGCACGGCCTGGCCGCCGAGTTCCGCCGGGCCTACCGATTTTTCAAACCGTGGTGGGCGTTCTGGCGGTCGGAGGATTCGGCCGTTGCTGATGCTTTGGCGGATTGGGATATGGGAGTCACGCTATGACTACACCCGAACTTTGGGACTCCAGGCAGATCGCCGACTACCTGCGCCTGGAGCGCAAGACGGTGCTGAATCGCGTCGTCCACGAACCGGGCTTCCCAAAGCCCATCGCGGCGGCGAAGCGCAACCGGCTTTGGGTGAAGGATGAGGTCATCGAGCACTTGATTCGGAGGCGGGCGGCATGAAGACGGTCGATGACATTCTCAGAGTTTCCGCTACGTCTCTCGCAACCGGGATTGGCGACCGGATTCTGGATGCAGCGGCCACCCGGCTGGGTTTGCGGCTCAGCATCTCAGACGCCGCAGTGCGGATGACAACAATGATCCGTGGCGACGTGACCCGGTTCTTTCTTGACGGAGAGCCGCTGATCGAGGTGCTTCCCGTAGCGATAAGACACAAGGACAACAAGATCCACGCCAGCTTTCATTACCGCCTGCTCGATCCTAATCCAACCGCCCGGCAATATCCGAAGCCGTAGCCCGGTAGTACCGCAGTAGCTGGCGCAGATCCCGATGGCCCGTGGCGCGCGCCAGATCGTGAATGTCCAGGCGCTTCGCCATGCGGGTGATGGCCGTGGCCCGGCTGTCGTGGAAGGTGAACTGCCCCTCCAGCCCTGCCCGCCGGCGCAGCTTGCGGAACGTCGCGTCGAAGGTGCCCGCCTCGATCGGGAACGGCCGGCCGCGGTCCATCGGTTCCAGGATGGCGACCGCCGCCCGTGACAGCGGCACGTCGCGCTGGCTGCCGTTCTTCGTCTTCGGCAGCCGCACGTATTTCTTCTCGAGGAAGATGCAGTCTCCGGTCAGGCCGCGGATCTCCCCAGCGCGCATGGCCGTCTCCAGCGCCAGGTCGAAGGCCGCTGCCACCATCTGCTGCACCGTCTCCGGCTTCACGCCACGCTGGTAGCGCGCCACCGCGAATATCAGCACGGCCTGTTCCTCGCTGACCAGCTGCTCGCGCGCCGGTGGCGCCGGGGGCTTGCGCACGTCGCGCACCGGATTCTCGCGCGTCCAGCGCCACTCACGGCGCGCCATCTCCCACACGGACGACAGCAGGGTGAGCTCACGCAGCACGGAGCCCGGCCCGACCTCACGAAGGCGCTGGTCACGCCAGGCCGCAATCTGATCCGGCTGGACGTCGACCAGCATGTCATCGGCGAACACCATGTCGCGCTCGAAGCGCTTGAGGCGCACCGTCTCCCACCGTTCGCCCGGCTTCGTTGGGCTCACCTCCTCGCGGTACTTCTCCATCGCCGCGCGCAGCGTCTGCCGGCCGCCGGCTCGCCCGGAGCGTAACCGCTCCTCGATCTCCTCGGCCCAGGCGCGCGCTTCGGCCTTCGTCCGGCACGTCTTCGTCCGGCGCTCGCCGCGCACATAGACCTCGACCGTCCAGCGGTCACCCCGCTTGCGGTAGCTCGCCACCCCTTCTCCCTGACGTAGTTCTTGACGGAGTTATGCGGGAGAAACTACGTCAAGACGGGAACAGTAGGGAATAGCGCGCGTCACGCTTCGATCGCAAGCGGCTGATTTCAGGGGCTATTGGGAAGCGCCGGGCGGCGCCGTCGCTGGTCAGGAATTAGCCAGCAGTGCCTCTCCTCGGCACCAGCCAGCAAGGCGATCAGCGATCGCACCGGAAAGGGAAGCCAAACGGCTTCCCTTTTTCGTTGGAGCACTCCAGCGGCGAGCGGACAATAGCAGCCCGAGCGGGTTACCGCGCAGCGCGTGAGTGGGTCGACAACGTTGTGGCTCAGTCGAAGGGATGCTCGAGCACCATCGTATGCGCGCGATCCGGTCCGGTCGAAACCACCTGCACCGGCACGCCCGCAATATCGGAGATACGCGCGAGGTAATCGCGAGCGGCTCGCGGCAGATCCTCGAAGCGATCCATGCCGGCCGTCGTGCTGCGCCAGCCCGGCATCTCCTCGTAGATCGGCTCGATCTCCGCGTAGCCTTCGGCCCCCACCGGTAGCGACTCGGTGCGCTCGCCGTCGACACGGTAGCCGACGCAGATGCGCAGCACGTCCAGCTCGTCCAGCACATCCATCTTGGTAATGCACAGCCCGCTCATGGAGTTGTTGAAGGCCGAGCGCCGCAATGCGACCGCATCAAACCAGCCACACCGACGCGTGCGGCCGGTGGTCGTGCCCACCTCGCCGCCCTTGACGCGCAGATACTCGCCGACTTCGTCGTCCAGCTCGGTCGGAAAGGGTCCGGAACCGACGCGCGTGGAATAGGCCTTGACGATGCCCAGTACGCCGTCGATGTGCCGCGGCCCGATCCCGGTGCCGGTCGATGCGCCGCCGGCCGTGGTATTGCTGGAGGTCACGTAGGGATACGTGCCGTGGTCGATGTCCAGCAGCGCACCCTGCGCGCCCTCGAAGAGGATGTCATCGCCGGCCGCCATGCGCGCCTCCAGAATGCCGGTGACATCGGCAGCCAGATCGCGCAACTGCTCGGCATAGGCGAGACATTCGTCGAGCAGCTTCTGGAAGTCGACAGGCGCCTCGCCGAAGTAGCGCTGCAGCACGAAATTGTGGAAATCCAGCACTTCGCCGAGCTTGGCAGCCAGGCGCTCGCGATGGAAGAGATCCCCCAGCCGCACGGCACGACGCGCGATCTTGTCCTCGTAGGCCGGGCCGATGCCGCGGCCGGTCGTGCCAATCTTGGCCGCACCGCGAGCCTTCTCGCGCGCCTGGTCGAGACGTACGTGGTGGTCGAGGATGAGTGGCGCCGCTGTCGAGATGCGCAGTCGATCGCGCACCTGTATGCCGCGCGACTCCAATCCCTGCATCTCCTCCAGCAGCTTGGCCGGGGACAGCACGACGCCGTTGCCGATGAGACAGGCGACATCCGGTCGCATGATGCCGGAGGGAATCAGATGCAGCGCCGTCTTCTCGCCGTTGATGACAAGCGTGTGGCCGGCATTGTGGCCACCCTGGAAGCGCACCACCGTCCGCGCCCGATCCGTCAGCCAGTCGACGATCTTGCCCTTGCCTTCATCGCCCCACTGGGCGCCGATGACGACTACCGATTTCCCCAT